TGTAACTTTTGTATCAGTATTAGGGTTGCTTGGAATTTTACCAGAAGTTACGCTAAGACCAGTTACATGTCCCTTAGTATCCCTTTCTAATGTTACTCCTTTTACAACATCAATAGACCAAGCTGCTGTAGCTCCACTTGCATTAGCCACTATTTCAGAAGCATTATCTGTAGCTGGTGTATAGTGATTGGCTGCACTTGTAACTTTTGTATTTGTGTCGGTATAATAAACTGTACTCCAAGAACTCCATGTACCATTTTTATTAGTTCTTCTATAATCAGTTCCTTGGCTATCGTGAAGAATTTGATTATAATAATTTCCATCAGAACAGTGAATAACCTCTAAGCCAAATGCATTTCCAGAAGTTTTAACATTAGTACAAGTATTTCCACTAGCTGCATTATAAAAACCTGGATCTAGTACGTTATTAAGATTTTCATTAGTAAGTAACCTAGAGACTGCAAGATCATTGACCCAAGTTGTACCTCCCGAACTACCCTTTAAGTATCCACCGCTCGGAGTAGTAATCTTAGGAACAATACCATCTTCCGTAGTTGTAACAAGATTAGTAATACCGCTGACTTCATAAATCTTTACTCCAGTTCCATCATGATAAAGAATAAGTCTCTCTGCTAATAATGAAACTGAATAAGAAGAGCTAGTAATTACAATACCAAACATAATATACAACTTACCATCATTAGAAGTAGGTAATGTATTTGTCCACCATGTAGTAGGATCTAGGTAGAATAAACCATCATTCCCTAGAGTTCCTACCAAGTACATTCTATCTCCGGCAGTCCATGTTGTAGTATTACCGCAGTTTGTAGAGTATCTTAGGTCTAATGTGGCGGCTTGAGATTGTAGAGTATTTGATGCAATACTAGCTCCATTAGCACAAACAGCAGTAGTATTATAGTATCTAATTCTATTTAATAAGAAACCTCTAGTATTAACAGTCTTTGTAGTACCTGTAGAATAGTTTTGAGAAGTATCAGTTAATCTCTCCCAAGTTAAGTCAGGTTTTTGCATTACTAGAGCATATCTATTAACTGCATAACTTCCTATACCTGCTTTCTGAATACCTGCCTCTACCTGATAATTCATTGTATAGGTTGTATTAGTATCCCATAGAGCATTTAAAGATCCAGTACTATAATGAACAGTTTTGTAGATAAATACAGAAGTAGTAGATTTAATAAAGACTGATGAACCAGTTGCTATTGTACTTCCTGTTCCACATAAAGGTTTCCAATCTCCTGTTCCTATTCTAACTCTAACATTTCTATAATTACTTGTAGCTACTTTCGTATTAATAATGAAACAATAAAGAGCTCCTTCTACCCATTCTACATCAGCATTACCGTTTATAGTAACATTAGTATAACCATAAGAAGAATTATACGGAGAAACACCTGAAGTACTATCAGTTGTAATCTCAAACATGTCTTCTGTAATTATAAAATGTTTCTTATCACTAACTACTGTAGATGTCGTTCCATTAGCATCAGTTATTGTAATTAAAGCACCGCCACCAGAAGTAGCAGAAACAGTAGCTGAAGGAGAGTAACCTGGAGAACCTGCATCACCCTTATCTCCCTTCGGACCCTTTAGACTAGCTAATTGAGAAGAAGTGAAATCAGAGTAAGTAAAAGCATCTCCCTTATCACCCTTCGCACCTTTCATATAATCAAATGTAAAGGTAGTTGTAGTCCCTGAAGTAGATGAAGTAACATTCGGAGTACCAGCTGTTCCGAAATGAGATCCTTTAGCTACTAGAATTGTTGGCGTAGTTCCAGTGTCTCCTTTATCTCCTTTTAATCCCGCTAATTGTTCTTGAGTAAAATCAGAATAAGTAAATGGATCACCCTTATCTCCCTTTGCTCCCTTCATATAGTCAAAAGTAAAGGTAGTAGTAGTTCCCGAAGTAGATGAAGTAACATTAGGAGTACCAGCTGTTCCGAAATGAGATCCCTTAGCGACAGCAATAGTAGGTGTAGTTCCTGTATCTCCTTTAGCTCCTTTCATGTAGTCGAAGGTAAAGGTAGTTGTTGTTCCGGAGGTAAATGCTGTAACGTTAGGAGTACCAGCTGTTCCGAAGTGAGATCCTTTAGCAACAGCAATAGTAGGTGTCGTACCAGAATCACCCTTATCACCTTTTTCACCCTTCAATCCTGCAAGCTGTTCAGAAGTAAAGTCAGAATAAGTGAATGCATCTCCTTTATCTCCCTTCGCTCCTTTCATGTAGTCAAAGGTAAATGTGGTTGTTGTTCCTGAAGTAGATGAAGTGACGTTAGGGGTACCTGGAGTTTCAAAATGAGATCCTTTAGCAACAGTGATAGTAGGCGTAGTTCCCGTATCACCTTTATCTCCCTTGTCTCCTTTATCACCCTTTAGAGCTGCCAATTGAGAAGAAGTAAAGTCAGAATAGGTAAAAGCGTCTCCCTTATCTCCTTTAGCTCCCTTCATGTAATCGAAAGTGAAAGTAGTTGTTGTTCCAGAGGTAGAAGCTGTTACGTTAGGTGTTCCGGTTGATGTAAAATGAGAACCCTTAGCGACAGCAATAGTAGGCGTAGTTCCTGTATCTCCCTTATCACCTTTATCTCCTTTATCACCCTTAAATTGTATACCTTCACTCTGAGCAGGCCAACCGTTAGCATAAATATAGAGTAGTCCAGTATCCATTGCAAGGTAGGCTTCTCCATTATTAACTGTCGGATGGTTAGTTATGATATCATTGTAAGTATTTTCTGAACCTGTAATTGAAATACCTGTACCGTCATCACCTTTATCACCCTTATCTCCCTTTGGACCTTTAAGAGAATCCAATTGAGCTTGAGTAAAATCTGAATAGGTAAAAGCATCTCCTTTAGGTCCTTTTAATCCAGCCAGTTGTTCAGAAGTAAAGTCAGAATAAACAAAAGCATCTCCCTTATCTCCCTTATCACCTTTCGGACCTTTAAGAGAATCTAGCTGTGACTGAGTAAAATCTGAATAGGTAAAAGCGTCTCCTTTATCTCCTTTATCTCCTTTTTCACCCTTTAGACTAGCTAACTGAGAGGAAGTAAAATCGGAATAAACAAATGCATCTCCTTTATCTCCCTTATCACCCTTCGGACCTTTAAGAGATTCTAGTTGAGCCTGAGTAAAGTCTGAGTAAGTAAAAGCATCACCCTTATCTCCTTTGTCACCTTTATCTCCCTTAAACTGGATACCTTCATTCTGGGCAGGCCATCCATTAGCGTATATATAAAGTAAACCAGTATCCATTGCAAGATAGGCTTCTCCATTTTCAGCAGACGGATGTAGATTTATAATGGCATCGTAGTTTTCTTCTGAACCTGTAATTGAAATACCTGTACCATCATCACCTTTATCTCCCTTGTCGCCTTTTGGTCCCTTAAGAGAATCTAGTTGTGCCTGGGTGAAATCAGAATAAACAAACGGATCACCTTTCTCTCCCTTCAGTCCTGTTAATTGAGCTTGAGTAAAATCTGAATAGGTAAAAGCATCTCCCTTATCTCCCTGGTCTCCTTTATCGCCTTTCGGACCTTTTAATTCATCTAGTTGAGCCTGAGTAAAGTCGGAATAAGTAAATGGATCTCCCTTATCACCCTTAGCTCCTTTCAGTGAATTTAGTTGAGCTTGAGTAAAATCAGAGTAGGTAAATGGATCGCCTTTATCTCCTTTATCACCTTTCGGACCTTGTAAACCTCCAGTAATATCAGCTATTCCATTACTATCTAGAACTGAAACACCATCTACTAGTACATCTTTAACCTTACCATCACCTCCACCACCTTGAAGCTTATAGAATACTCCAGAAAGATTATCTATTCTATACTGATAAAGGTTGAACCTAGAAGGTTTAAAATATTCACTACCGTCCACAAGAGTATTATCATCAGAGAGTAAAGGGATCCAGGAATTATCTCTACCAAACTTTATTCTTACATTCCTATATTCTTGACTAACATTAAGCTTAGTTCCAACAATAGGCATTAAAACTGTTCCCTCTCTAAGTTCAGAAATAATATCATCGTGAACTACTATATTAGTGATTCCGTAAGAGTTATTGTAAGGTTCTAGGCTAATCGGTTCAGAAGTTGTAACGTCTACCATATCATCAGTGAGAGGGAGTAATCTAGGGAGCTCCTTAAATAACTGATAATCATTAGAGGTTAACATTCCTCCAGTGTAGTTACTATCCTGTTGATGAGCATAAGGTACGTAGATAGTTTTATAGGAAGTCTGAGAATCACCAATCTTTACGTTAACTGGTTTATATACGTCAGTCTCTTCTTCTAGTTCGTAACAACCAATCTTAGCAATAGGTAGACCATATTTCTCTTCTGATACTAGGCTGTCATAAGAAGTTTGTGGATATACAGTTTCAATCAGGGCTACTTTATTTTGAAGAGGGTCGAACATAGCAGCTTTCTTTGTCTTAACCTCACTTCCATCAATACCTACCCAAGATTCACCGTTCCACAATATAAAAGTACCATCATCGTAAATCCTATCACCTATTTCAAAAGTACCTCCAGAATTCCAGCCATCTTCGCTATTTCCTCCTGAATAAACTAAGTAAAGGTCGCCAGGTTTTTTATCATCACCAGATATCTCTAATAAATCCTCAATGTTAATCTGACCCTTATAAGATTGTTCTGATGGTTCTGGGAGATTTGAAGTTCTTGAATATAGGTCATCAATTAGCGTAGCAACATCATTCTCCCTTCCGATGTGATACACTTGATTAGCATATGCGATTTTATTATCCTCAGTTTCATTAACCAAGGTACCATATACTTTAATATCTGCCATAATATTTATACTTAATTTAAAAAGCCCTACGTATATTTCAACATAGGGCCTCTTCTTCTTTTTAGAATTTTCTTATCGTTATCACAGATAAGCACTGTATGCTATAATTCTGATGTAATGAGTAACATTACTGCTAGAGTTATTCTCAAATATCATAAAATGTCCCATACCATGTGGGTATAGTCTGAATATAAGTTTGTGAGTATAATCTCTAGCATAGAAATCATATATATTAACTTTTGAATTTCCTAGACCATACACATTCTGTACACTACATGAGAACTCAGACTTATTAATCTTATTGCTGATTTGGCTGTCAAATTCACCCGATTTGGAAAAAGAGAGGTCGCAGTAATCACCGTAACTATCCGAGTTCTTTGTAGAGTTTGCTAAAGACCAGCCGTCCAAGTTGTATGAATGTGATGTATCTAATGCAAATGTCACATCTTTTTGCGGTGTAATAGTTACTGCCACATATACATCAAACCATGGCTTAGAGTAGAAATTTTCTTTAGCCCAATTCTGTGTTGCAATTTCCTGTGTATTAAGGAATGCTCTAGGAGTACTTGACGAATTAGACCATACACTAAAGGCATTTCTTCTTGAAGAATTAGTTCCATCTCCAACAACAAGATATGGAAACCAAGATGTAGTTAATCCATGTAATGTTCTTCCATCAGATACACCCGCATTATATGAGCCAAGAGCTGTCATATACCTACCGTCAGCTAGTGTGTGATAACCTATAGATACTGCACCAGTAGAAGTTATACCAGACGATACCTCTGCTTGACAACCAGCGGCAAAAGAGAATGGTGACTTAGATTTACATTCATATCCTAATGCCATAGATGAGTTACCGGATGCTTCTGAATCACATCCCGCAGATAATGAATATGGTCCGTCTGCTTTACTATCACCCAATGCAACAGCATAATTACCTGTAGATGTAGATTGTGGAGACCTTATACCATAATCCTCAGTAAAATAAAGTGCTGTATTTACTCCACTTAATTCATTACTTCCTGATGATTGATAAGGTACTGCATAAACATCTCCACTAGTATAGCCTAAGATGTCAGGTTTATTCTTTATATAGGATGGATCTGTTGTAACTGTAGTATTCCAATCTGCCTGTATTTGTTCAAAAGAGCTGTCTATATAGCAAACCGGAATTGTGAAAGCTCCGTCATCTGGAATTAGTAAGTTCTCTGGATAAACATTTGTTCTAGTTGAAGCATTAAATATAGAATCTGAAAGGCAAGTCAAAGTCCATTCGTAAGGTTGAGCTGCCCAGATACTACATCCATGATTTCCATTATAGAAGCTGACTCTGAAATATTTTGTAAGAGCTGGATTATCTGTATAACATTTTAGTGAATCTATTTTTAATACTACACCACTACTTGATATATTCTTAAATAAGATCTCTACAAATAACAATCCATCTCTACATTCGCTACTAGTTGATTGTCCACGTACAGAGAAAACTTCAGTGTATGCATTAGGGTAACAAATATTTAGTAAGTGAATCTCATCTTTAACAGCTATCTCTTTCCAATTTCCAGAATAACCTCCAGCAGATAATACAAACTTCTTTAATGGCATAGCTTCTACATTTGCTACTCCAGAGGTACTTACAGTTTGTCCATTTAGCTGCACCTCTGTAATAGTTCCCTCTCCACCTGATGTATATGAACTAGAAGTAGCTATCATTCCAGAAGCAGGGGTACTAGGTTCATCAACAAGTACATCTAAGCCTTGAGCAAATGTATTAATATCGCTTATAGAAGTTAATCCCCAACAGTTCCAACCTCCTATAGCCTTTCCGAAGATACTCAGTCTGCCAGTCGAATTATCATAGACAGCTTTAAATAGTCCGGTTAGGTTTGGATTATCTACGTCACAGGAAATATGAGTGGCACTACCGTAAGAAACTCTAGCTGTTACGACCATTATTCCACCATACTTACTGAGGCTTCCAATTCTCTCTCTTACTGAAAATACCTGTGAGAATGATAAAACAGAATTATTATCAGAAACTAGACTATAAGCAATTTCTCTCCATTTATTAGTATACGTAGTTCCATTGTTACCACTAGAGTAGAAATAACGTAATGGAAGAGCTTGTACATTAGCCACTCCGGTAGTACTTACAGTTTGTCCGTTTAGCTGTACTTCTGTAATAGTTCCTCCTCCTGAAAATGTTGAAGAAGCTATTTGTCCGGTCGTTGGTTTAGTTACATTTGCTAGGTAGTCATTATCTCCGAGCTCTCTGGTAGTACATTTAAAAGTAGAAGTTCCTGATAAATCTTGTAATGTCCACTCTTGATAAGGAAAATCACACTTAACGTAGATCTTAATATTCTTATCACTTGGAGCATTTTTATCATAAGTCATTCTAATCTTATCTACCAGCTTCTGATTATCTACAACACAATCGAAAGTCTCAAATCTATAATTATCGTGGTTACTAGTTCCGAATAATGTAAGAGTTAGTATTCCACTGGTGTTTGTTTTATCTGTAGAAGTCGAGGCTTGTGTACGTTCAGAGATAGAATAAGTAAGAGATTTTTTGTAGCTATAGAAATCCTCATAACTACCATAACCAACTTCACTCCACCCCGTAAACTGTGAGTAATTAGATTTTAAGTGATGATCCGGAAAAGCTTCTATAATATACTGTCCATCTCTTGTAGGTATGTATTCAGTATCTCCAATAACTATACTTCCATTATATTTTCCTACCTCAAAATTACCTGTACCATAAGAAGAAACTATACTTGAATAACTGTACCAAGATGTGTCCGAGCTTTGTAGAAAATTATTAAGAGATGAAATACAGTATAGAAAAATTTGTTGTGCTGCATTATCTCTACGAACTAATAGGCTACATCTTCCAGTACTCTTCTTATAAGCTAGTGTAAAGTATTCTCGAAGCCCTGGATTATCTACAATACAACTAATAGCGGCAACATCGTATTGACTATTATTCTTTACTAATCTAATCTGACAACCTACCGTACTAAAGAAGTTTTCAAAATAATCACATCTAACTGAGAAAACTGCTGACTTCTCTATTACTAGGTCTGCTCCGGAATTATCTACTGTAAAATAACCAATCTCTTCCCATACTGTATCTGTTGGTGTTGTAGTTCCGAAAAGGTTATTAAGTACTGTATTCCAAGCTGATGTAGTTAATTCGGCGCGAGTTTGAAGAGATCTAGCACTAGTCGAATCTACTTCCAGGTTAATAATTCCATCTTCATTAGTTACAGTCTGTCCATTAACCTGAATCTCTTTTATATTACCTTCAGTCAGTATCTTATAAAATCCATTTCCAGTTGCCATTCCGATACGATACTGAAAGAGATTTGTTGTCTTCCCTGGCTGAATTTCTTTATAACCGTCTAGGATTGTTCCATCTACGTCAAAAAGAGGAATAGGTTCGAGAGTATTAGTAGCAGATGTAAATTTTATTCTAACGTTTCTATGGTCTTGATCTACGGAGAGTTGTTTGTTTGTAATAGAAAGTAAGAAGCCCTCTCTAATCTCAAGAGCTACATCATTATTACTTACACTTATCTCAGTAGTTCCGTAAGAGCTATTATAAGGTGCAGTTCCGTTATCATCAATAGTAGTTACACTAGTTGTTTTATCAGAATCTAGGATAAAAACTCTAGCACTTTCCATCAATCTTTCGTAATCTGCGTCTTTCAATAATCCTCCAGTATAGTTTCTAGTCACTCCCGTTACACCTGAAGCATAAGATCTACACCAAGGAATTGAAATAGTCCTCTTATTAGTTCTTCCACCATATCTACCTGTACGAATTTCTTCATCTGGGATATATAATCTACCATCATCTCCAACCTTGTAATTATATATCTCTGCAATCTTCATACCATCTCTCCAGGCTCCATATAATTCAGGATAAGAAGACTCAGTGAAGGTAGTAGATATAAGTCCAATTTTCGGCTGTAATTCTTGAAATATAGGTGTTACTCCAATTTCAACTTCTTCCGGATTAACAGCTACCCATTCCCCTACCATCCATTGAATAAAAGTACCATCAGGATATTCTACATTGTTCAGAGTAAAAGTATTATCTACACTCCATCCCTCTGAATCATTACCACTAGCATAAACAAGATAAAGATCATTTTCATTCTGATCAGTTAAGGCTAGTAGATCTGTAATGTTTATTCTTCCTTTATAAGTTTGATCTGTAGGAGGTGGAAGTTGAGCTACTGTATCTTCAAGTTCGTCGAGAATAGTAGCAACATCTTTTTTTCTTCTTTTATGATAGACTTGATTGGCGTAAGCAATTTTATTATCCTCAGTTTCTTTAACCAAGGTACCATATACTTTAATATCTGCCATAATTTGTTTCAATATATTAATTAAAGGGATGCCTAAGAATCTAACCTCAAACATCCCCTTTTAATTTTAAATAGTTGGATTATTTATTTCACAACTAAAGTATCCAGCGTTATGTTTCTTATCACTTCTGTAAACTCTCATTTCTAGACTAACAAAGATATCTCCAGTTCCTTGTTTTAATGTTCTAGTACCAATGAAATCTATAGGAACAACATAACCGCCTGATTTTATAGACTTAATTTCCATCTTACTAGTATTTGGAGCTACTATATAAAGGTAAGCATCGTCTTCGTGATAGATATTTTCATAGATTCCTTTTATCTCTGTTCTCTCACTTTGACATCCGTAGGTAATAAAGTCAAGATTAGTAGTTGGAAGTTCCTCACTCGTACTGAAGAATATAAACACTCCACCGACAAGTTGTATGCTAGCTGATCCAGTTCCTACAACATTATCCACATCACTAATAGAAGATTGATAAGTAATAGTGTTAATAGAAGAATCCCTAGGTGTTAAAGTATCTATTCTTTTACTCTTATTTAATGACACTACATCTGAATATGTATTTCCATCAATAGTCATACTTCTTACAGGTCTACTTCCAGCTTTACCTACTGCACTAATAATTATATCTGAGTAAGTCTTTCCATATAACATTACTGGAACTGAAACTGACATTGAAGCAATCTTAGGTGCAACGTATGGAGTAAGCATTTGTGTAAGTATCTCTAGTGCTGTTTTATTTGCTAGATTAACTCCTGCATTAATACCACCTACTGTAACTGTTGGAGTAATGCTAAGTGTCTCATCCTCCATTGTAGACGGTATTAAAATTTCCGTTCCATTAATTGTTGCAATTCTAGTACCACTATCTATGTCTGTTTCTATACTAACTGGTGTATTTATCTTGTTTATAATTTCAGGATCTACATCTATTTTCCATTGATTAACACCCTTTGTAATATCTATAGTATGTTGAGGGCTAATAATCTCCTGTAGTGAAATATTATAATCGAATGTGTTAGTTTCTGCAACATAAGCCAAAGTAACAATAGCACCTTCCTGAACATTCGGTATATTAATCTTAGAAATAATATTAGAACTATTTCTTCCTTCAAAATACAAGTTAGTCAGGTCTCTTCCAGTGTTATTAATAAATGTATAAATCTTATCTCCTTCAGGTAAACTTGGTCCCTTTATTGATATACTATTTCCCGAACCTACTGTAGCTAATATTGTATCATAGTTTAAGAAATCAAAATCAGTAACAGAAGTATTAGTATCTAGGTTATATATACTATTCCCTGGATTACTTAATGTCTGTCCTACGAAAATTGATGGAACTGATGAATTAAAGAATAGCTTAGTACTAACAACAGTCGCAGATCCTATAGTAGTTGGTACAAAATTATAAGTTACAGCCTCAGAATTTACAGAAGACTTAGCAGGTATACAAACATAAAAATCACCATTATAGTATCGTAAAGAAAATACACCAAGCTGATTATGGCATCTAATGTTGTAAGTACTTGATAATCCAGGCTTTCCATTTACATATATAGTATCTGAGTAAGTTCCTGTAGGTTTAGTCCAATGTACATCGAGGATAGCTGGAGTTGTAACCTTAAAAGCCGCCTGATATGGATATTTATTTGTATTATCATATTCAGAAGTTTTAGTAAAGTCTAGATTAACCTTACCTTTAAATAAATTCCATGTAGCTTTCGCAGTAGGGTATTGATTATCTGTACTATCTGAAGTAATTAATGTAACCTTATTTTCTATAGCTTCTACTGTAACTCCAAGATCTGAAACTGTTAATGGAAGTGTATTATCTGTCTTTGTAGAGTAGATAAATTCATCCTGTTTATAAGTTACTGTATATATTACACCAGGAGATACCGATATTCTGTCAAGGCTTAAGGTTTGTACAGTACTTCCAGATAATATTAGATAAACTGTTAGTGAAGTACTCTTAGAATCCTTAAAGACAACATTGAAAGAAAAGCAATTACAAGTACTCTCTGACTTTTCAATATCAATAACTGGATCGGTTACATCAGAAACAACATAGTAATCATAAGAAGCGTCTGTTACTACTTCTCTATTGTCAGAATTAATATTAAGATAGTTTAGTTGAGAATCTACTCTAACTACTCCGATCGTATTATAAACTGCAGAACTAGAGCTAACTACTGTACCTGAATAAACAAACTCTCCCTGATAATCTTCAATCTCAATAGTAAATGGATGAGTGACTGAACCTCTAACATAAAGTTTATTATTTGCTCCAACCTTTATATAACCAGACAAAGATTCATTATTAGTTACAGGCTTTTCATGTCTAGTCCACCAAATATCTCCAACTATCTTTTTAAGCTTAGGTCCTGAAATTGATACTCTGATAGCTCCTAATCCATTAACTTTACCTAATTCCCACCAAACTAGAGAATCTGCAATAAGTTTATAAAATATTGAAGTAGAGCTAAGAGTAATAATAGATTCATAACTACCATCACTTCCAAGCTTTACCAAGGATCCTCTCTTAGCTAGAACTCCATTAATCTCAGTATCTACATTAAGAACCGTTGTATTTTCAGGTCCGTATAATGTTCCTAGATCTAAGTTTCCGCTAACAGGATTTATAGTTTCATTATTTAACGTAGCAGAACTTACATAAGAGTCCTCCAGTTCATCTACTCTATCTACTAAGTTTTCTGTTACTGATTCTATTTCACTAGTCTTACTATAAACTGCCCCTGATGTAATTAATTTATCACTACCTTCAGTTAATGTAGTAGTTGTTCCGGTAACTATAGTAGCAATATCAATAGCAGAGTTTTTAGTTTTATACGGACTTCTACCTGATCCACTATAATTTTCAGAAGAGTAGATCCAGTTTAGTTTACTTGATATAACTTTAACCTCGAAACTCTTTAAACCCTTCGAATAAATCGGTCTAGCATAAAAATAATAACCTGTACTTAAAACTTCTACTGCAAACTCGAAATTATCTTGTACAGCTTTTACAAATTCATGACTACCGTTTGTGTATAGTTTATTAAGGTTGAAGTCGATCCTAAAGAATCCACCTACACCAAGTTCCTTACACTTAAACTCTATTCCCCCCAGGCTAGAATTATCTTTCTCTAGAACATCAATAACTCTAACCCAAGAATATTGATTGCTGAAAGTAGATAAACCAGCTTCCTTTAACCACATAAATTCTCTAGAAGCCGCACTATCACTTACCTCTAGACTTACTTGATCATTCTCGGTTGTAATAGAAATACTTGAATCTCCAGAAACTAGATTATTAATACTACTTCCTTGATTTCCTCCGATCTGTGTTAATTCCGAAACTGGTCCATTCCAACCTACAGCAGAGAACCATTGAATTTGATCTTCACTACAAGTAGAACTAATTACTGTAAACTTATAAACAGCATTACTTGGATTTGCAGTAGGGTGAACTATTCCTCTAGGTAGATTATTACTTTCAAGTTTGGCTGCTAAGAATGCATTGGTCCTAGTAGTAAGATTATAACCCTCTGAACCAACACTCTTTCCATAAGTTATAATATCTACCGAAATATTATTACCTACCTGAGTTGTAACAGACATAATAACTGATTGGCCGGAAGGAATATCAAAAACTCTAGCATATTCCTCATTAACTACGCCATCAGGATTTTCAGCCCAAGTATATACAGTTCGGTTTTGGTTTATAGTTATTCCTCCATTATCTATCATACTCTGAACTAAACCTAGGAGAGTATCATAATCAAATGGGGAGTCTGATCTTCTAATTTTTCCTCCAGTTACAAACCATAGAAATCCATCAAGAGCTGAATAGAAAGTTTTATCAGCTACTATCGGACTAAATGTTTTTGTATTATTCTCTAGATAACAGTAGGCAGGTTTATCTGAGGAATCATAACAAACATATACCTCATCATTAACTAGACTTGAAGCATCTGGAAATCTTGTTGAAAATACTCCAGTTACAGGTTCAATATCGCCATTAGAAATAATAGTATAGTTTTCTTTCCCTGGTCCATCTGAAATTCCAATAGCTAGTATAGAATTAACTCTTCCGATAGAATCATAATATCTAACTAGAACAGGTTGACCGGGAACGTGAGAAAAATTATTTAGTTTTATTATGGCTACATTATAAGAACTTTCAATAACTGAGTCACGTGATATTTTAACAATTGAATTACTGCTCATATTAAATTTATAAATAAAAAAGACCCAGGACAAATAATGATATTACTCATCATTGTCTTAGGTCTATGTTTTTCAATTAGAATTAGCGATTTGCAACAATTCTTATAGTCTCAACAGTAGAACCATCCCAATGAATGTCTACGTAGTGGTCCTTACAGCTCATGTCGAATGTGATATTACTATTCAAACGAGCTAGATCATACTCCTTACCATCGATGTTAACAATAGCAAAAGGATTATTAGTCTTCATAGTAACATTAGGTGTGATTGAGATAGTTACTTTTCCATTAGCGTAACCAAACTTATTGTCACCTACGTTTCCATAAGAATTAACCTTATCGATAACTGCCTGCTCCGCTTCTGTTGGGTGTTCAGGGTCTGCTGGTGTTGGTGCTACGAATGTTACAGTAGAGTTAAGTAAGTTACCGTTATTATCTCTTACATCAAAACGGTTATACAAACTCTCATCATCTTTACCAGCCCAATTAGTTAAAATCTGATAAACTTGATAGAGAGGACTTGAAACTAGGTCTGATCCAACGGTCCAATGAACATCTGGATATACAACCTTCTCTACGTTTACCTCATCAACAATAACTGAATTCAAATCTGCCATAATAAATATTATTTTTAAAGTGTTTAATTATCAATCTGTAATATAGTGATAGTAATATTCATCCAGTGATAACTCTAGAATATTTCCATAAAACATATAATTACAATCTTTATTATAAAACGAACCACTAGACTCAAGAAGCGTAATCTTAAATCCATCCGTCTTAAAATAAAATTCTGAAGAACTACTACTATCCCATTTAAAGGTTAGAGTAGGACTGGATGAAGCCGTATTATTAATCTCAACTCTTGGAGAAACTAATGGAATACTACCCAGACCATCATCCTTATTACCCTCTTCATTACATGGATAGAACTTAACATTAGGAAAATATGTAATAGTCTCTGGTAATGGAACTGATAATGTAGTCAATACCCAAGAACCAGAATTAAGTACATATTCCTTCTTTTCTGCACTAATATATAATGAAACTGGATAAGTCTGATAGTCGGAGTTAACTTCTATAGCATTAGTTTTTGTATAAGCTGGTTGATTTGCCCCCGGACTAACTTTCAATGTATAATAACCCTGAACACAATTAAAGGTCTTAGTAACTGCATTAGAATCATTATTACCTGATGTTGATATCTCCAGTATTCCCGACCTCTCTTTATTAGTATTGTTGTAGTCTAGCTGAATCGGAATAGTGAACTTATATTTAACATCTCCATTGCCAAAAACTCCATCTTCTACCCCATATAAGTCTTCTGTGTAAGATTCCTCTAAATAGCTGGAGCCGAATGCTGGAGATCTGGTTACATAAAGAGTCTCAACATTAGTATTAAGAACAAGAGTAGAACTTTCTCCAATACAACATGTTCCATCAGATAAGAAAGGTAATGTGTATGGTTCTGTATTTCCCGACTCTTCACTCCATTCTAGGATAGGTGTAATTCCTCCTTGATTTATAGTTAGAGTAAATGAATCAACTATACCATCACTATTCTTATGAGTTATTGTATAAGTGTATTGTTTATTATCTCCCTCTAGATTCTTATCAAAGCTGAATATAATATTATCTCCGGAAATAGTATAGTTAGATAATGTAGACTCTATATCTAAACCTCCAAGGATTGTTGTTAAGCTACCATCCTCCTTTGAAATAGATACTGCCTTACATCCTACTGTATATGTTAAAGTTCCTGAATTAATATTTTGTACAACCCTAGAACCACTTGAACCAACATAAAGATTAGTATTATTCAACAATATTCCAGAATCATGACCAAGCTGAATTCCTGAAATACTGAAGTCCTTATTATTTCCAGTCGACTTCTCCTTCATACTAAAATCAGCTGTCCATGTAGAGTTATTGGCAATATTCTTAGCAACCTCTGGAGAATAAGTAATAGCACATGAACGATCTAGGCAAGTAATTTCAACGGCTTTCTTTATTTCATTAGTTGGCCAGTTTATTGAATCCAGGCTGAGAACTTTTGCCGTACATCCATTACTTCTTCTTAAATTTATAGTACTCTCTGTTGAAAAGTTATAATTAAGAGTAGGATAAACAGAATCTCCACCAAAACTAACTCCATCACTAATACCAGTAACATAAACAACGTCTTTCATGTATACTAGGTTGACTGTAATAGTAGCCGTTAGTAAGTTCCTGATAAATTTCAAAAACTTCTCACAGTCTTCTTGATTATTTACTACATTACCATTAGAATCTACTCGCTTAGTATAGAAATATTCAGCAATCGTATTTCCTCCACTCACATATTCTAACCATGACCCAGTAGAAAAACGACCTCTCCAGCTATTAACGTAGAAATCAAAGTCATGGTCTCTTGGAGAAGTATTAATATCAGGCTCATTTACTAAGTCTAGGAGGTTATTTGTATTTAAAGTCCCTACATCCCAGTGTCTTCGTAATGTTTTAACCTCAGTATCTTCAGAGTAATGAACAGGGTAACCAGTCCAAACCATAGTAGGAGTAATATAGAACTTCATTTTACCTAGAGAAGTTACATCTAAGTCTGAATCTGAACTTTTATCTATATCACTATCTAAGGTTAACATAATACCTCTATCTACATAAGTCCATTCATCTGTATCTCTCCCTGGATTTGAACTACCTTCCGGAACTGCTTTATACTGTTTATCTTTTACGAATACATGCTTTCCATCAACTACCTTAAGATTAGTAGTATCAACAGAAAGATTCATAGTTACCCAGTGAATTCCTAGACTAGCTGCCGTTTCTATAATCAAGTTAGCGAAGTATGTAGATAAATAACTAGGCTCCTTTACTTCACTAGAATATGGAATAATAACCTCTGTATCCTTTGTAAAGTAATTAGTAGTATTTATATAGTCATAATCATAAATCTGTCCTAGGTATCTCTTTTCTACTGTATCCCCTGGAATTAAACTTGGATCTCTGTAATTAGACAAGCTTACTCCCTTTACATAGAATGGTTTTGGACATCTGAAGAAATACAGTCTAAGTCTATCTATGCTTGTATCTATAATTCCACCACTAGAGACAACTCCTTTATAGTATTCTCTGAGGGGTTCTGATAGATTATGAAAAGCTAGTGTGGTTGGTTGTTGTTTATGGCTAGAAGTTACATCATCCTCGGAATTGTAGCGATAAGCACTGGAAGTACACTTAAATACATTTCCGACTAGGTTTCCTTTATCATAAGTTGGAATACTCATATAACTATCGTACAGCTTTCCTTTATATTCCATGTCTTCCCCAATCAACTCAACATCAGAACATAGGTCGAGATCACATGTTTGAGAAATTCTTATTCCCGCCTGATATCCTCCTTCTTCTAAGATACCGCCTATATGTCCAGAGCTATCAAATTTATCGTAGTATATAGTATAGTTATTTTTCACACAAACACTCACTGGACTATCTGGCGGAATGAAGAAAAACCTATCCTTCCAATCTAGATCTTCAGGCTTCATATAGGTTCCTTCATAACTAACTAGACTCGTTTCAGAATATTCCCACTCATCCTTTCCATAACCTGTACTATAATAACTGGGATCTTCATGTACTCCTATGTTAAGTGAATCTACAGGCTTAGTACACTCCTCGTCGAGATAGAAGGTCAGTAATCCAAAGGCATTTTCTCTAGTTATACTCGGGTCACTACTTTCCCAATATGTAGATCTATCATAACCTCCTGCAGCTGGGAAATGTCTAACCTCTAATACGATTCTTACACTTTCCTTAGCGGCGGTTGTGTTTTTGATTAGGTATAGATTTTTTCCTACTCTAGTTTCTTCATTCTCCTGACCCTCAACATAGACAGTCATTATATACTCCGGATACTTCTCTAAGAACTCAAACCTATCCTTATTATAATCATTACTCCTAGACTTTGTAAAATTAGGGGTAAACTTACAATAAACATCTATATTACTCTCTAGGTTTACATCAATCGGTTCTATCTTTTTTACGTAAACATTGTCGTCTATAATATTTACAAATGGTGGAGCTCCTTTCTTTACTACGTTAATTGTTACAGTAGCTACAGAAAGATTCATTCTCCAACTTGATAGATCCTTCTCATTAGGGTTTTCTAAGTATCTAGTAAAAGTTAAAGTTCCTAAGTCTTCATCTAGTCTAGTATCAGATTGACCAGAGACATAGATACTAAGAGAGTTTGCTGTATCTTTATTACTAAGTACGAAACCTGAATAACCTCTCTCTGTAGTGTATATTCCTGTAATTTCTCCTACCTCTGGCGTAACATTAATTCTACTATTTACTGGACCTGTTAATTTCCAATAATCACCCTCTGTATCATCCTCTACACCTAAGATAACTGGAATAGAACTTTGATCATAATCTAGGGTTACTGTATCTATGCTTAAACCTGTACTTGGATTAAAAGCAGCTAATGTTACAGTGGCAGGTTTTTGTACTAGATAGAAATTAATTGTTGAAGCCTTATATTCCGTACCTACTAAGTTTATCATTATCGGAATTAGAGAGAACTTTCCATCTTTAGCAGGGAGTGGTGTAGTTAGCTTATTAGTTTCTTTTGTAGTTAATTTAAAATCTACAACCACTGAACCTTCATCACTTAAGTTAAAATTCTCAATACTTACAGAAAACTTAGAAAACATATAATCTGTATCTGATTCTGTAGGGGCTGAGATCTTTATATTCTCTACTCCAATAACCTCTAATGAAGAAATCTTAAGCTTGAAATTATGTATAGTCTTTCCGGAAGCATCAAATAGAAAAAGATAATCTCCTAACTCTGTAAAATCCGTAGAAGCCTCAGTAATTCTAACATAAGTCTCCAGTAATCCTTGAACTAGCTTGAATGATTTTGATACTAAGGTTTGTGGTTTTAAGTCATGATCTAGGTAGTTGAGTTCTAGATGAAAGATACCCCAACTAGCTTCATCTTCTTCTAATAACTTTCCGTATACTACTCTATTCCAGGCTTCGTCTATAGTACAATCAAACATGGAAGATTTTGATTCTAGGATAATTGAAACTCCATCTATTCCAGAGACTTCAGTTATACCTTCATCTATCTTTACAATCTCTCCATCTTTACCTACCTTATATTCCTCATACTCAACGGTTCCTCTAATCTGAACATAACCTCCATCCTTACTTAGTGAATATTTGGTAATTAATTCTGCTCCAGTAGTATCGAAGAGTATAGGAGTTAATGTATCTTCTTTATAAATTCGATAGGTATAGTAAGAATCCTGATATTTTCCAGTTTCATCAATACATCTACCTTCTTTACAACCAACCTCTGCTGCTTTTTTACGTAATAATCTGTAATAACTATCCTTTGTAACCAATACTTCTTCACTTGGATCTACTACTAGGATATTCTTTGCACAGGTCTTAGCTTCAGAAACAACACCCTCTAAGAAATCAAAGTCATTATTAATATTCTTTCTGATATTTACAAACTCCGCCTTTACTGTACTATTAAATTGTAGGTCTATTATATTATTACCTTCTATACTTAATTCATCTCTATCAGGCTTAAGTATGAAGGCTAAGTCAACAGTATCCTCAAAACCATAGTAGAAATAAATTAATGGAACATAGTTTTTACTCATCAGAACATCATAGTCATCTGAATCTGAGTAATTAACATCAAATCCATCAATTTTTAATTCAAGGACTTTACTTTCATTATCCCAGATTGTTCTAAGGGTATTGCGTTTTAAAGTAGATAATTGTTTCTTTTCACCTTCAATACATAACCTAGATAACTCAGAATTAGGAACCTCGACGTAAGATTCTGACCAACCCGCTATGTATATCTCTGATTGTATTGTTAGGTCTTTCTTAAATTTATCACTAAAAATTGCTATCATTATAAGTAATTAATTATTTTTCCATTCTTATAAAACACTAATCCTTCACAGCCTCCAACAATATCTGGAATTCCTGGAATATTTACTGGATAGCTATTTTTTCTAAATCTATTAAAAACTGTAGTATATAATTCTTCTTTCTTACCAACAACCTCAATATCTTTCTCCTTATAATAACCTTTGTATAATTCATCATAAGTTCCTCTAGCGTTGTATAAGATATCTACTCCAGGTTTAATAGTTAAGGTTTCAAGTTCCCCACCTTCTATTATATTTCTAGCTCTCTCTGAATAAAAAGTCTTAGAGTAACCAGAATACATAACATAATAATCCTTTTCTTTTAATAGAATAGTGTTATCATTTAATATAATCAACTTATCTAGGTCTTCTTTAGTTAAATATACTGAACTGACCGGAGAAGCACAAATGTATATATCTGTTCCTACTTTATAATTATATTGTAGGATAAACCAACTTCCTATCCGCCTGTATATAGTTAAGTTCTTTACAAATAATGGTGAAATATCTATGTAAAGATTCATTAACTCCGGACAACCTAGTAAAAAATTTTCATGTCCAGGTTCAAGTATAGTAAGTCCGGAAGTAAACGATCTCTCATTTAATACAACCTGACCTGAGATATTAACAAACTTATCTTCTATTACATCATATACTTTAGAATTTCCATCTACATCAACTAGTATATATCTTCCTGCACATGAAATAATTCTTTGAGATAACCCTTCTTCGTATACTGGAATCTCACAAAAACCAGCACTCTTCTCATATACATCTTCTGTTAATGCTGCTGAAAGAGAAAATACCTCACCGTTCGGATTTATTCCAAGGTTATCTCTAGTATAGGCTCTAGGATTTCCAAAACGATTAGCTAGAGTCATAGAATAGATTGAATACTTATTACCAACCCACTCTAAGATAACAAAGTCCGTATTATTTTTACAGAAAGAATAACCAGTAAAACCTATATTATGTGGATCAAAGTTTCTATTTCTCAAAACTCCACAATGATATAATCCACTCTCTACAACTCCCCCAGATGATGTAACTATGGCTTTTCCTTTTTCTAGATCTTCAACATGTACTGTATAAGAATGCCTTGGAGTTACTATATTCTCGAAAATCTTAGAACTTGATGTATACTTATAATCCTGATCACCGAGTAAGATAGTAGATAGATCAGTTACCTTAAGTTGTCCTAAGTCTGTTCTTTCTACAATATCAGTCATTGGATCCTCTAAGTCATCTTCTATTTTTACAATAATAGATAAGTTCCTAGATAAGCCTTGAACTCTACTAAACTCCGTAAAACCAAGAGGAGCATTATTAGAATTTGAAAGATAAATAATTAAATCAAAACCATCTATCTTTCCATTTCTATAATTATATTCAAAAGGGTCAGTCTCATTCTCCCTTGTTAAGTCTAAGTGCTCTCCTTTAAGTATTACATCATTATAGTAAGCCTTTATTCCATACAAAGAAATCTTAGTACTCAATAGGGACTGATTGAAGAGAACAATCTTTAAACTACTAGAAGCTGCAGTGGCTGACCCTAATAATTGAGTCTGAGACCCACTTGTATTAGGACTTGGCATAAGTTAATATACAATTATTAATAATACACTCGTTAACTGTGGAATCTAAAGGATATACTCTTAAGACTCCATTAATATATTCTACTTGAACTTTATCATTAATATCCTGAATAAAGTTTTTAACCTCAAGCTTCAGATCTTTATCATACGAGAATACAGAAAATACAACATTCTCTGAAAACACTCCTTTAGCTGTTGAATATCTAACGTCTATATTTGCCGATCCTTTCAACTCGGGAGATACACAATGCCTGATAACTCCATTGAGGTTCAAAGTATCTGTATAAACATCTGAATCCGCTGAGATGACTGTTGTTGAAAAATACTTATCTCCTAGGTCTATCTTATTCTTCGTAGTTAGTTGTAAGAAGTCGAATCCATTTTTATCTTCTCCACTATATAACTCAGAATATCTAGAATTAATTTCTTGTATATCTTCAACCCCAAACTCATTATTAAAAGAAATTCCATCTGCAGATTTTGATAGCTCTGATAAAGACTTCTGCGTAATTACTGGAATATCTGACTGTAATGAATCCGGGTTAATCTTCATCTTTACAGTATCTTCATCTTCCTGATATACTAAGCATTGTTTAAAAAATACTTTCCTTAGAATTGAATTATGTAATTCTGAACAACGAATAGGTCGAAAAGTAGAGTTATTATTCAAGATAGGTATAACTTCTCCAGATTCATTATTGTCATTCGGAATATATGATAAAGAATCTCCTTCTATAAATACAGTCCCAGGTACATATCCACTGTCAGTTATTATTCCTAAGTGATCTATATAACCTGAGATAGTATTTGTTCCTAACTTACTATTATTCATTATTTTTCTTACAGTATATATTTGTGATTACAGACTCTAGGACATCATTATTACTAAGAACCTCAAACTTTAATCCTAGTCCACTATTAACATCTACAGAACTCTTAGTAACCCTTAAGCTAACTGCATCCGATAACCACCAAGTCTTTATTCCACCATCGTCATTTAATTCTAGTCCATCAAATGTTAGGTTACTGTTCTTGTATAAACCATTTCGAAGAGACGTAGAAACCACAACAGTATATAAACATCCTCCTAATCTAGTCGAACTGAAATCTATAGCTCCCGATTGATCTGGTATCCATACTTCTGCACTTGGATATTGATAAGTTACATATTCTGATAGAGGAACTTTTGTTGGATATACTGTTTTGAAAAATGTACCCTCTGATTCCGTTTTCTCTCTGTAACTATCATACATGTTCTGGTAAGTATTCTGAACAGCCGTAAGAGTAGTTCTAATATTATCATTTCCTATAGATACCCTTTTCCAAGATGATGAACTAGGGAATATATAGGCTCCAGTTTCTTTGCTCACTACTCCATCTGAATACCTAACAAAAATATCTCCATAAACAGGATCAATCAACTCTTGTGTTCTTCTTCTAATAACTTCCTCACTATCTGCCTTTGTATAATCGTATGTATATTGTCTTAGAATTACAACTGAATTATCTATAGACTTCTGTGAATAATAATTAGTAGCTTCCTCTAAGTTATTCGGATCTGTAATAAATAATCCTGGAAAAAAATCTCTAGAAACTTTAAGAACACCATTATTTAGATTAGGAGATTGAAGAATAACATCTATAGGCTCAGTGGATTTATCTAGGTCAGTGATTCCGGATACTAAGAAATCTATACCCTCCTCTGTCTTTAGTACGTAATTATCTACTACACCATTACAAGATACTCCAAAATATAGCTTCTGTAAAATTTCATAAAGAGCATGCATAGAAATAAATTTATCTACGGGCGGCTCTTTTGTATCATCTTTAGCTTCTTCTACGTAATTGAAGTATTCCTCGGCTGACGTAATCATTTCTCCAGGGTATATTTTGTAATTCTCTCTATCTACCTCTGGATCCTTGCCTATAACTGTAAAATTTTCTTTATTAGTAGGATTTAGGGCAATACATTTATAAATACAATCACCCTTAACTACAAAGTCTCCTTTTTCATATTCTCCAGCGTCCGACCAGATATAAAATCCAATCACGCTTCTTTTATTCATTAACATTTATAAATATCTTTAATTCATTAGTAACTAGATTCTCAGGTATAGTTAAGGTTATTATGCCATCCTCTTCTGTAAATACATCATCCCCTGGTAAGTAAGTCTGAAATTTAACCCACTCTCCCTGATTATAATGATACAACTCTATGTCTTTTAAACTAGAGTTATTAATTGTGTAAAAACGTACAGTCAATGGTTTTTCATAATAAGCTATAGGACATGATTCTTCTACCTCTAACTTCTCCGTATTGAAATAAACCTTACACCTATACTCTCTATCATTAACTAAGATTGTGTATATTACTTTTGATGAAACTACACTATCCTCAAATACATTATTCTCAACCTCTGGTAATAACTCTGTGCTAGTCGTTAAATCAGAATAAGTATAAAGAGCCTCTACCCCAGAAACTGAAAGATGTAGGGTTTCTAAGTTCTGTGTTCCAATTCTAGATGATTCACTGGTAGCACTAAGACTAGATAATAACTCCTTTCCGGAAATAGGTTGATCATTAAAGTATATATCTCTGTATGAATATTTCTGTGAGTTATCTGGGAATTTTGATAATCTAGGACTCTTATCTTCACCAAGGTAGTAATATTGATTCTTGTATAATAACCTAATATCACATACTTTATTATTTTCTACAGGACAAATATATAACTTCTCTGTTTCTAATAATTTATCCCACTTCAAGATAGTAATAAACCTTGATAATTTTCCAGTCTTATTATCTAGGAACTCTACATACTTAAAATCCTCTCCTATAATAAGCTCTACCTCTCCATTCGTTAACTTGCTATTTCCTAATCCGGTAGTCTCATTCCATCTAAATTCAAATCCATAACCTGGTGTAAATTCTATAGTCTTAGGTTTTCCACTATCATAAATCAAATAACCCTTACTAGAAAACCCTCCTCCTTTAGGTGATACAAATATGTTGATGATCTTAGTGAATGTTCCTATAAAATCCTCTTCTAATAACCACTCCGGAGATATAAGAGGTTGATTTCCCCTATTATTATCACTCACACTTACATACTTACTCTTTCCTACTGATACAACATCCCCTCTATTATAAGCATGATCCTGTGAATATCTTCTGACTTGTGATAATATCTTCTTTTTTGAATCTAGGATAGGAGTAGAGCTGGTTATCTTATTTCCCAGTAATGTTCCAGTTCCTAGGTCATACAAACTTCCCCTTCTTACTCCAACTTGACTTATACTATCCTTACTTCCATACCACTCATCATTTCTTAATACGAGATCTGATAAATTTCTAAGAGGATCCTGTGACTCATAAAAACTATCTTGTACAGTGTTTATAGTAAAATTCTCAACCTCACCATTAACAGAAACTATAGTAACTACCTTTGAACATGTGATTTCCTCTAGTAGCTTCTTATATTCCTTTACTGTAACTTTCCCTGGATACCTGGTTACATCAATATTTCCTTTATAATAGAATGATGATGGATTTAGTATATTGTCTTTATCAGGTCCTAAGAAAATTGATATAATAGGCTTCTTTGTATACTCTACCCTAGCCTTATTCTCATATTCTGCAGCTAAGATTTTCCCATTACTACAATTTCCATTTCCCTCTAAGTCAAGTATTTCTGTATATAACTCTATCTTATAACAACCTTCTGGAGCTAATAACTGACATACAACTCTTCCCCCAGATAATACCTTTGTCTTGAAATATCCTACCTCACTAGTATCTATTTTTTCATTAGTATATATACTTGGGATAGCAAATGTACTTATCTTCTCTATATCTGATGGATCTGCCCCTATCAATTCTCTAGCTTCATCTCCGTATAGGTCTAGTATGTCGTAATCTTTATATTTACCCTTCTCTGGAAAATAATCATACCCATACTCTTTAAAATCTTTCATCTTTATAGAACTACTCGACGACTTATACTCTATCTTTGAAGCCTCTGGAATAAGACTAAGATCAACACTATTCTCCGAGTCTGCATTCCATTCTGGCGGGTATAATATATTTCCTCTAGTCCAGGTATAATAAACTACAGTCACTATACTCTCTAGGCTGCCAAATTTCTCTATTCTCATAATACTCTAAACTGTTAATGTAGCTGTGAACCATCCACAAATGTAGTAACCTCTATCTTCTTATAACAATGGACATCTTTACATACATTTACTTTTGTTACTACTTTATGATCTATTAATAAGTTTATAGGTCCTAAGTCAGTCTTAAAATCCTCAAAGTATAGTAACTCCTCTAGAAATCCGAATAAGGCTTCATAATATAATCTCTCATCTCCTAACTCAAAATTAGCTGGAAATATAGAGATACTTTTAACATCATATATAACCTCCTTATCCGTAAATCCTAAGAACTTCTTCATATATTCTAAAACCTTCTGCGTACCCTTGACTGAATAAAATAAAGCCGTAAGATAATTAATAACATCTGCATAATTCTGAGATCCTTCCGTAAATATAGAATTCCCTGGACTAACTCTCATGTATATAAACTTCTTGACGGGATCTAAACTCTTCTCCTGATTAATCCCTTCCATATTCTCTAGAACCTCAGTACTCTCCCTCTTCATTCGATTATATGCAGAAATCATCTCAGCTAATTGATTTACTACAACTAGATTACGTAGATGCTTTGGAATAAATATTTTCATAACTCTCTATTATTTTTCTGATGTAGTTATAATTGTAGATATATTAAAGTAAGTTTTGTGCAGATCTTTATTAACTATACTCTCACTTACCTCTACTCCGTTCTCCAGATAAGTTACTGATATATTTACTACCTCTTTTACATTAGAAATCTTAGCTATAGTACTTCGAATTAATGATATGACTGATCCTAGGTTGACATTAAACTCTCTAGAATACTCATCTAAGATATCATTAACTTGGGACTCTATTGATTCTGATATATCTACTAAGTTCAATTTTATATTAAACACCGCTTCGTAACTCTTTCCTTGACTGATTGATATATTATTTGTTACGAAATATCCCTTCCTGTTCTCTATAAAATTGTTCTGCTCTGATACAGTTAACTTACTCTCTCCCTTAGGTATATAGTAGATTACATACTTAGAACTCTCTGTGTCATATTCATAGTAGGTGCTCTTTACTTTCTCTGGATATAGCTCCTCTAGTAAAGCTCCTAAGTCTGAATTGCTACGTATAATCGAACCTAAGTATCTCTCCTTGTTAGCATTATAATGTGTACTAATTACTGTATCTCTATTATTGCTATTTATATAAAGTAAACCAGGAGATAACTCTGAGGAAATATCATATCCTCTCTTCTCTAACCAATCTGAAGAAAATGATACTAGCTCTGCTCCCTTTAACTTTACCTTCTTTAATTCACTCTCATTATACTCCCCTAAGACTGTATACTTAAAATATCTAGCACTTAATTTCGTACTGGCTGATGTTCCCTCTATAACTCCAGAAAAATATAACCTAGAACCGAAATCAGGCAAAGTTAGGTCGAATATCTTTCCAAACTCTACATGATCTGAAAAATGTCTAGTAACCGGTATATATCCAGGCTCTCCAGATATTCTAACATACATATCATTACTTAGGTTAGACTCCGTATTACAATTAACATAGTATGGATTACTAGAGTCTATTGTCCACTCCTCATCTACTACTTCCTTCGAAATTAATCCAACTATAGTAAACGTCTCTTCCTGTGCTATATTACTTACATTTATAGATAACGGTGCATATACAAATCCCTCATCTATTGCTACAGCTTCCGTCCCTTGCTCAACTTCCGTCTTTCCATTATAGTAACCTAAGTAATATATCTTGAAATTATTACTTACAGAGATCTCATCAAATAAATTAAATGACTGTACTCGAGTAGGCTTAAACTTCATTAATACTCTAGGACATGAACCTCTAAATACTGAATACATCTGATTAATACAATGTACTATCTTAGAATTCATAAACATCGCCGTCTCTAGGTTCGATTCCCTGGCATACGTAATGTTCTCTACCTCCTCTATGTAAGATGCATTCGATAATAACTGAACTAACAAATCTACACTGTCTCCTTGTAGGTTTAACTTCGATGCAATCTCTCTGTATATATTCTTGTAATCTGATAATGACTTCATAACTTCTACTTATATAAATCTACACTTATATTATCCATTACCTCTCCTCCGGCTGTGACTGTTATAACTAAGTCCGCTCTCTCCTCATTTATTATATCTAGCGAATTCACTACTATTGTCACCCCTTTTCCATATTCCGACTGTATCTTCTGTATTAACTCCATAACCCTCTTCGATACCTCTTCCCTTAATTCTGATTTCATTACATTCGTTAAAGTAAAATCAAAACCTATGCTAGAATCTCCAGGTATGTCTCCAGGATTAACAGTGAGATACAACTTAAACTGGTCTAATATGTATAACTCGAGTCTATATGTTGATTTTCCTGTTGATAATAAATATTTTTCCATAAACTTTCATGTCTTTTGTTCACACCTATAAGAGTCTACTCTCAAAAACCTCTTTTTCGAAACGGAGGAGAAAAAATGTGAACTCTAGAAAAGCCAGCCTGGGAGCCCCAGTCCCACCTGACTTCCTCTAATTAATTTCTTCTATTCTTCTCTTTAAAACTAACTTAAATAAACTCTAATTAGGACAATATAGAAGAGTAAACGCCCTCCCACACGTGCCACTGATTTTATTCTCGATTATATCTCAAATAAAATCAAAGCCCGTTTACTCTTCTATCTGGATGACGACCCCAAAGTCCTACAAGGGGGTCGTCATCTTAGCTTAAATTGAAATAAACTATTTTGACATTTTTTCGTTATATTAATAGTAATAGGGTAAAAATAGTGAAAAAATTATCCAATTTAGGAGTTTTATTAACCAGAATTTCTTATAATTGTTATAGATAAATTATTAAAGGTTTTTAAAGAACTTTTGTAATTTTGATTTACAAAAATATTATTATTAAAAAATTTATGAGAAAAGAAAAATTAAACGTACCAAAAGGTATTAGGTACATTAGTGAATGGACAGGGTTCTCGTTACCAGAGGAACCCTGTATTTTAAATAAACAGTTAACTGGTTGTGGTTTTACTAAATATTGTATAACTAATTCTAAAAATGTCATTCTTTGTTCTCCAAGAAAGGTGTTATTAGAGAATAAAGAAAAGCAACATCCAGAAGTACTTTATGTAAGAAATGAATTAGAGAAGGTTACACCAGTAGATAAAGACTTAACTGTTGATGCGAAGCCAAAAGATTTAGTAAAAATTGCTGAAGTAAAAGAGAGTAATAAGGAGAAGATAGAGCAACTAAAGTTATCTATAATCAATTATGTTTTACGGAGAAGAACTAAAAGTTTGCCTATAAAAATTTTAGTTACATATGACTCCTTTAGATTAGTAAAAGAAGCCTTGGGAAGTAGTATTACAGATTATTATGTAGTTATTGATGAATTTCAGAGTATATTTATAGATAGTAAGTTCAAATCTGATACAGAGATTGGATTTTTAGGACATATTCAAGATTTAAAGAGAATATGCTTTGTCTCAGCTACACCTATGATTGATAAATATCTAGATATGTTGGATGAATTTAAAGATCTTCCGTATTATGAACTAGACTGGTCATCAGAAGATCCGGGGAGAATAGATGTACCGAATTTAGAAATAAAGCCTTGTACAAACATCATAACAGAGGCATTAAATGTAATAGAAGGATATAAAATAGGAAAAACGGCAATAGCATCATATGTAGATGAAGATGGAGTGATAAGGGAGATTCAGAGTAAAGAGTGTGTGATATATGTTAATTCGGTAAAAAATATTTGTGATATTATAAAGAAAGCTAAATTAACGTATGAGGAGACTAATGTAATTTGTGCTAGAACTCCAGATAATGAAAAGAAGATCAAGCAGGCATTAAAGGTTAAGAAAAGAGGAGTTAGTTGTATAGGAGAGCCACCATTAGAAGGAGAGCCTCATAAAATGTTTACCTTTTGTACTAGAACAGTTTATCTTGGTGCTGACTTTTACTCAACTAATGCACAGACCTTTATATTCAGTGATGCTAATATAGATTGTTTAGTTGTTGATATTTCTCTAGACTTACCACAAATTCTAGGAAGACAAAGACTAGAAACAAATCCGTGGAAAAATTATGCCAAGTTATATTACAAGACATTGATAGGTAAAAATTTTAAGACTAAGGATGATTTTGATAATTACTTAAAGGAGAAGATATCAAGAACAAATTCGTTATTAAAATCATATGAGGAAGTTTCTGGAAAGCATGTATTAGCAGAGGAGTATAGAAATTCAGCCAAAATATTCAACTACAAGCATCATTACGTAGCAGTTAATGAGCATGGTGGTGATGATTTATTTCCAGTATTTAACAACCTAGTAATGATATCAGAGATGAGGTGTTTTGAAATTCAACAGATAGATTATAAGAATAGATTCTCAGTATATGCTACGGTTACTACCTTGAACTATAATACTACTGGAGACATTGTAATGAAGAAGGAGGAAGAATTTTGCAAGTTTACTACATTTATTGATAAGATGAAGTTTGCCTGTGATCCTGGAATAACGGGAATGGAGGATTATGATAGGTTCGTCTCTCGTCTTCCAATGGAGTTTAGAAATTACTTAACTATACTAGGAAAGGATAAAATTAAAGCCCTTAGTTATCAAAAATCTAAACTTGAAGCTGAGTATAATATAGTTAAGTCAAATTCCTCTATAACTAAGTCTATGAGAGATGTAATTTATGAAAAGTTTACTATAGGAGAAAAGTATACATTAAAAGAAATAAAAGAAAGTCTCGGTAATATTTATAAAGAGTTTGGATATAAAGCTACTCCTAAGGCAACTGATCTAGAGAGATACTTTGAAACAAAACCATGTAGAATTATGAAAAAGGGAGTTATTAGTAATTGTTTAGGATTAATTAAAAGAAAGGAGAAGTAATAATGGTATATCTAATAGAAAGTGAAGGTAGAAATGAAACTTATTATAAAATTGGTTATACTAATGATGATAATTTTGAAAGAAGGCTAAATTTTTATAAACTACATAATCCATTTTGTAAAGTTTTATATACAATACCAGATGCTACAGAGGATCATGAGAAATTAATTCAAGCCAAGTTCAATGAGTACTTGATATATAGAAAGGAATGGTTTGAGGATAGTGTAGAGATTCTAAGGTTTTTCGATAGACATAGAACAAAAGAAAGTTTAGATAATGAGTTTAAAGTATCTGACCTAGCTTACTTTATCAGAGGGACTGATGGAAGGTTAACTGAGAGATATATTGAGTTCAGAGAAGAAGTAGAGATGCTAATAAATATATATTGCACTGAGCGGCTAAAGGAGAATAACTCTGAGGAAATAGTAAAAGAATATGATACCTTGATAGATAAATATATTCCAATGTTAGGTAAAACTATTTTTAGTGTAAAGATGTTTAAGGAGTGTTTCAGTGAAGGAGATTTAAGTATTATTGATGTAGACCTAGGAGATGATATTAAGAAGTTTTTAGAGAACTTTAATACACTTCCAGACTTTAGTCATAAAATGAAAGCATTGTGTGATAATAATTTTAGTGAGAGTGAAAGACTGGCTATACTTAATCAAATTCCACTAACCTACAAGAAATATTACATAGTCCTCGGTCCTGGAAGATGTAAAGCTCATGGTTATAATGTTACGGATATTAGAAGAGAGTACGAAGATATTAAGAATGGAGTTATAAAAGTGAAGGTAAGAAAATTGAAGAAAGAAAAGGAAGAAAAAAAAGAAAGAAGAGGTGAAGGTAGATGAAGAAGCCTTACTTAATAACATCTACAATACTTTTCAGGTAGGTGAGTTTTATTCTAACAAGGACGTGAAAAAATTATTAGGAGAAATCTATAGTAATCTTGGTTATAAAGCTTGTCCAAAGGCATCAGAACTAGATAAATATTTAAAAACAAAGAGAGCTACAAAATCAGTAGAAGGTAAACAAATAGAGGGTGTAAGAATATTAGAAAAGTTATAAAGAAAGAAGGTATAGAATTCTTGAAACCCTTATATACGATTAATTAAATTTAAAATATTATGATAAAACTATTAAACAAAAAAGAAAACAAATGGATCTGTGGTGCAATCCCAGCTTTGTTAATTCATGTATGTATCGGTAGCGTTTATTGTTGGTCACTCCTTAAAGATAGTGTGGCTGGTGACCTTGGTGTTAAGACTTCTGATATTGAGGTTGCATTTTCACTGGCTATCTTCTTCTTAGGTATGTCTGCAGCTTTTTGTAGTAAGTTCGTAGAGAAAAACGTTACACTATCTGCTCTCGTTTCTGGTATATTCTTCTGTTCCGGCCTGGGGATTGCAGCTCTAGGGATCGATACTAAGCTTGCCTCACTCTTTATTATAGGCTATGGAGTAGTAATGGGTATAGGTCTAGGGATTGGTTATCTTACTCCAGTTAAAACTCTTATGCTCTGGTTTAAAGATAATAAAGGACTAGCTGCAGGTATCGCTATTGCCGGGTTTGGATTGTCTAAAGTTATTTTCTCCCCAATGATCGAATACCTACTAGTTAATACCTCTACTTACTGTACTATCTTAACTATTTCTGGTATTGGAGCTGTTTCTATTCTTACGGCAACTCTACTCATCAAGAAACCGGAGAGCGAAGATATACACTTGAAAGAAGATTTTAATGTGGTAGAATTTGTAAAAACTGATAAGGTATTCCTAAAACTGTGGTTCGCTTTCTTCCTTAATATTACTTGTGGTCTAGCTATTATATCATTCGAGAAAAATATAGTAGCAGAATATAGTATCCTTATCTCTGCGGGAATTGTTAGCTCATTATCCGCCCTGTCTAATACTATAGGAAGAATAGGTTTTGCAACTTGGTCTGATTACCTGAAAAACAAAACTCTAACTTATACAACATTCTTAACACTCTGTACTATAATTTGTGTATTAGGTAATCTAGGGAACGCTTCTATTATCTTAGCTCTTATTCTTATCATCAATCTAGGTTATGGTGGTGGTTTCTCTTCACTTCCTCCTATTATTGCAGACACTTACGGAGTAAAAAAATTAAGTATCGTTCACGGTCTTGCTTTATCTGCTTGGGGTGTGGCTGGATTGTGTGGTAATTCCTTGTCTAATATAATTGTAAATAGACTAGAGCTTGGATATAATACTCTATTTTATGTCCTAGCTATTCTATATCTTATTTCTAACTACACTATCTATAAAATTAATAAGTCAGAAAACCCTTATATATAGAAATAATAACATTTAAAACAAATAAAAATGAGAAATTCTATTTTAGCAGGGTTCTTTATTGGGATAGCGAGTTTCGTATATCTTAATGTAGGAGGCGTGATTGGAGCTCTAGGATTTAGTTTAGGGCTAGTCTTAGTATGTATGTTTTCCGCTAATCTATTCACAGTAAAAGCGGGAACAGTAGACCTAAAAAGTGAGTTAGGAAAGCTCTTTGGAGTTATCCTAGTAGGTAATTTCATTGGCTGTATTATTACGGCAGGTATTTGTTCTATTCCAGTTATTTCAGATGTTGTAGGTGAGAGTTTGAGGAAGACCTTAGAGACAAGATACTCAACTACAGTATTAGAGGCAATTTCAAAGGCCGTGATGTGTGGAGTTATTATTGATTGTATAGTTTATGCATATAAGAAGACCGGAAATGTAGTTCCGGTATTACTTGGAGTTCCTGCATTTATTTTATGTGGATTCTATCATAGTATTGCAGATTGTTTTTACTATGCATTAGGTTTCTTCTATGACATTAAGACTTATTATGCAATGGCAGCATCACCGTTTATAGGAGCACCAGATTATATACCAGGGTTACAATATCTAGAAAATTATATGATAAAGGCAGGTGACAATTGGTATAATGCTCCGGTTTTAATTTGGATTTCTTCTATCATAGGTAACTTTATAGGTTGTAATATGAGAAGAGTAGTGTACAAAGAAGTGGAATAGAAAATAGAAAGAGAAGGCTTAGAGATAGGTCTTCTTTTTTTTTTCTTGAATTCACTGATCATAGGCTAGATTAATCTTATAAATGTAGATTAAAATAATTATTACTATGAAATCTGATGCAAAGAAAAGGTCATTGAAGAACATTAATAAGAAGATCAGTAAAGGAGAAGCGCTTTCTGAGATAGAGGGAAATATATTCTTCTTTAACTGGATAGAGAAGCTGAAACCTGAAGATCCTATTACCATCACAGTGAAGTACAAGGAAGTTCGAAAGATCCTATTACTACAATTAAATAAGTATGGTGTCCCTGGAGTTGCGGTTTCGTTAAATAGATTATTAGGTTTGTTCTGGGAGGAGAAATCTAAGAAGATAGTAAAAGCGGTGTGGGCTAAGATGTTTAATTCGAGAGAAAAATCTATTGAGCTTGATAAAGAGGAATTTATAAAGTTACTAGATAAGATTTTAGGGTATCGAGAATTAACTCCATTCCTAGGAAAGACTCGTTTCTTATCAAAGCTAGCTAAGACAAACAAGAAAGCTAAGGAGAAAGTTACTGATGCTATAATAGAGGAGTTAGGATTAGTACTTAGAGTATTTAAATCCTTGGATAATAATGGAGTAAAGAAGCCTATTAAGTTTAATAAATATTAATTTTTTAAGTTATGATACTAGAGACTAAGTTTGATATTGGAAGTGAGGTATTTTTTCTAGCAGATGAAAAGATTGTGCAAGGAGAAGTAACTTATATAGAGATTAAGCTGTGGAAAAATGAGAGTGATATTAAGTCTGCAGATGAAGTTTATCAGGTGAAGTATAGTTATAGTAATAGTAGTGGTGTAAAATCAGAAGCCAAGATAACTATAACTAGGGATAATTTATTTAAATCTATTGATGACTTGATAGGTAATCTAAAGAGTAATATTCAGTTCTTACCAGGCTCAGATTATGCAGAACTAAATAAATGGGGACAGGCATAACATCTCTTCCCCTAGATTCCTTATATATGTAAAATGTCAAAATCGAAATTGTGGTAATGAATAAAGCTAGTCTGTGATGGATTGGCTTTATTTTTTTTCTGTAAATTAGTAAAAAAGAAGAGAAGGATATAGTGTTCCCTCTCTTTATTTTTTTTTCAAGGATAGATAAACGTAGTTATAGTATCTGTTCCTAAGACTGGTTGCATGCTTATAGTCCCTGAACTTGGATAAGAAGGAATTGTTATACTTCTCTTCAAGTCAGATATTATATTACCAGCTATTGTATCGAAAATGCTTTGTTTATTTTCCAGAGCGCCTAATAAATCATCTCTACTCCAGCCTAGACTTAAAGATGTAAAGGCAGGAAAATTACCCATCGGAGTAGTCATAGAAGTTGGTTGAAAGTTAGTTCCGAGTATAAAAGTTCCAGAAGTTATTTGAGCATACACACTAGTCATCCAGGTTATCCATTGACTAAGACCATCTTCCCCACTCTCGATTGAATACATAGAGCAAACTGGTGGAGGTAGGGTTTTCATCAGGTCAGTAGATAATTTGCCTTTTTGTAGTGGAACCTGGACCAGTGGTGTTGGAGGTGTAGTAGAAGTTATATTACCATTGAAAGTTGCTGTGTACTCTACGTAATCCCTCAAGTAGTCAGCAATAGTATCTCTAAAATTTTTCATTAGGGAGTAGTAAGTATTCTGTTCTACCTTATCCAACCACTTACAAGCATTTTCCAGGTTCATTCCCAGTATAGTAGTAGCCTTAGTTAGTTCATTCATGTATTCCTGTTATTTCATTAGATACGTGAGCAGCTCCAGTAAAAGGACAAATAGGTATACCACAAAAACCGCCAGTTCCATTAGCAATCGATTGGCCTCCTGCTGTTTTTAGTGAGCTTATATTTTTCAGTGATACCTCATTATTTCCAGCGTCTATACTTATATTACCCTTAGACTCTATGTTTATATTATTATTAGAAGTTACGTGAATATTATTTTCTGAAACCACTTCTATATTTCCTTCAGAGTCTATTTTAATTGTAGTCTTAGATTCTGGAATTTCATCATCGGAGTAGGAAGTATCTTTATCAAATATTCCAATAGTTATGTTATCAGGAGTTATACTAATCATTTTCCCGGCTGCACGAATACCTATAAAATTATTTTCTTTTAATTTATAGTAAGTGAAGTAGGAATTGTGAATAGGGTCTAAGCATTCCAAGATAACAGGGTCTCCGACTTTAGGTTCATCTAGCTCAGAACTTTTAGGATAAGCTAAGATTCCTTCAATAACCCCGGGAACATCTGCTATAATTTCTCTATGTTCTTTGCTTTTAGTTAGTAGTTCGTGATTATCTACAGCAACCACGATACCAAGATAGTAATTGTTATTCATAAGTTTTAATATTTATCTAGTCCATATAAGTCTGAGATCACAGAGAAGGGAGCACCATTTTTATCAGTTTCACCCTCTGCTCCTGCTCCTACCCAGAAAAAGTTCCAGCTAGCTACCAAGTAATTCTTAGTATAGAGTATAGGTTCATTTTCTTTATCAGATTTCTTTACATCACCACCCTCATAAGTTAGTTCTACGATATCCCCTAGTCTATATTGAGGATAACTTAGAGCCACTAATTCACCTTCAGAATAGAATTTAGATTTAAGTAGTCTGAGATTAGTAGAATAAGCAGCCATCAAGGGGGAGTATTGTTTAGAGAAAATGTTATAAGACTCTCTATACACATTAGACTCTAGGTTTACAGGTATTACATCAGAGTAGTCTTTTCTGGTGAGGTTATAATCAATATCTTTACTTTCTTTTTCCCAAGGATTAATAGGTTCAGTATCAAGTAGAGGAGTCCTAGATAGAATAGGTGCCTCTTTAAATCTTCTAGTTTTTCCCAGGATTACTTTTGCTTTAGTTTTCCCTGGATCGGATACATCTCTAATGATTATATTACCTTCAGCATTATAACCAAAGACAGTAGATGAATTCCAACCGGTGGCCAGTCTATTACAGAAGTCTATACCAGTTTCATTTATTTGTTGAATTCTGATTTTCTCTAAGTCTGTAATAGGATCTATGTCTGTATCTGGTTCTGGAAAATATGTACTAATAGCTTCTTCAATTCCGGTATAGGTTTGAGAAGTTAGTTTTACAAGGAAGTCATCATTACCCCTAGAAGTACAAAGGAATTTAATCTCTAGGAAATTTTTGAAGTAACTTTTAGTAGTGATATATACAGGAATTCTCAGGACAGGAGTATTATTGTAGTTATAAGATATCTCAATAGTGCCTGTATCTAGTTCGGTTACTAATTTTACAGACTCTACATCAGAAACATCATGTAGAATTAATTTCATATAACCTCCTGCTATTTCACCTCCAAGCTCTTCATGAATTTTAAGAACGGATATACTAAAATAATGTTCTGTAGTCCAAGGTTTAAAATATACAGAAATTCCGTTTACATCACCACTAATATTGTTACTCATAGTCTAGTTATTATTTCATCAATTGTTTCTTTAGGTAGTAATTTCAGTTGAGTACCTTTTTTGAAAACACTAAGAGAAGGGCTAGTTTGTAATAGAAGAATTCCTAGATAATTTTCAGAGCCATAGAATTCAAGAGCTACCAAGTCAGGTCTATAATCAGTAGTGACCGTATAGATAGTCTTCATAATTCCAGGTCTATTCATTTCAGATATTAGTAATGAATTGAATATATCTTGACCTTCTATAAAGTTAGCCAATTCTGTTTTATTAGTGTTTATTAGTTTATTTTGTTTAAACATAGTAATTAAGTAAAGTAAGTACCTGTTTCATTATCACCTGCGCTTACATTATCAATTCCTCCTTCTGGGTAACTAAGATCTGGTTCATCATCAATTACGTCAGGAGTAAGAGAATTATAGAAGTTTTGGAAATCCGACTGTTGTTGTAGTTTAACGAATTGTTCAGCAGGTTGATTAGTCATATACCTCTCTTCCATATCTTTCTTACCATTATACAAGTTTTTATTATATTCGCCATTAACAAGGTCCATATCGTATCTATTATAAGTACCGCTAATAAACCTTTCTAGCATTTGACTTGTATATTTAGTGATAGGTCGAAGTTGTAAGTTTACCTCGCAATATAATGGTGATAACGCTCCTACAGATTTATTAGTATCCGTAAAGTTCTTATTATCAAATCCAAACGTAGCATCACTTCCATTAGCATAGTCATAATTAGCCGCTGGATTCTTTACCATTTGTTTAGAGAAGTTGAAAGAAGCAGATTCAATGACAAGATTAGTTAGAGAATACTGAGCACCTATTTTTAGTTTTAGTGTTCCTTTCTGTACAATATCAACGTCACTACCGTTCATTCTAAAATCACCAGGAGCAGTCATCCAACCTAAGACACCATCAACGTGATCTCCTAGTATAGCCGCTGGAAGTGACCAATCAGAGTACTGACCAACTACATACGGAAGGATATCATTTACTTGCTCAACTACTGATCTTAATACTGCATTACCTTCACTATTTATATACCACTTGGGAAATATTGTAAACTTCATTCCTAGGGTATTAAAAGCTAAGTTAGTTCCACCGTAGTAAGAAAATCTAGCACCATTCAAAACTAGAGATTTATTTAAGTATTCCGACATTACACCACCAGTCTCACTAAGAAAGCCTTGAATAGTATTTCCACCTCTATAAAGCCAATCAGTCAGGGCAGACATTATAGGGCCATTATTAGCACTCTTACTTTCACTTTCTAGCTTTTTAACTGCCATATCTCCCATTCTTATCATCTTATCAATGGCTGGGGCGATAGGTTTTATACTATTCCAAGTTTGTTCAACCATATCACCACCTGCCTGTTGATAATTATTGCTTACAGTTATATTAAAGTCTTCATTAGTAAAACAAGTACATAAGGGCTCAATAAAATATCCACTAACTGCTTCTTTACCTACTATGCCTTTATTAAAACTAGCAGAATCATCTCTATCTAGTTTACCATAAGGATAGCGGAGTAGAGCACTTCCGGAACGTAGGGCAGAGTTATTATGATGATACCACATTAACTTACTCTTACTTCTTTTGACTGTCTCTTTTCCATCAGTTATTTCAGTCGTCTCTTCTGCAGTAACTGGAACTGAATTAGCATGAAGAGAAACAGTAAGTAGTCTTGAAGTATTGAAGATATTCTGTTGATCATCATAATACCACCCAGAGAACGGTCTATTTCTATCAGTGTAAGTCTTATTATAACCTGTTCCTGTTGTAAAATTTGCCATAATTATTAATTCGTTTTAATAGGGGTATCAGAAGCACCGCGAAGAGAGTCAACCATTCTAGCCCAAGTATTGCCCATAATCTTAGTATTAACAGCAATTTCAGCCAGGTGGAGACTATTTTCTTTATTTCTATTTTCTTCCTCTTCTTTCTTTTTCTTAGCTTCCTCTTCCATCTTACTAGCTCCAAACTTAATTTTAGATATAGCCTCTAGAGTAGCAGCTTCGCCTCTTATCGTACTATCAGATCCTTTAGCGAATACAACATCTGATGGAGAAATGGAATTGAATCTACCACTAATATCAGTTAATACATTAGGATAAAAACCAGTTCTAGTGTGTACAGCCTCCTCCCATTGTGCTGGGCTTAGACCCCCTGGAAGTTGACCTGAATTTTGAAGATAATACTCATAGTTATTGAATTCTGGTCCAAGGTCTCCTACATTGTATCGTCTTGTAGTTACTTTAGGGATTCTTGCTTTCAACTCATCTACAGTTTTTCCTGTTTTCTCTATAGCACCCGTAATCGCATTTTTGATATAAGCACCACCCTCCGAGTCAATGAGATAATTTATACCACCGATAGTTTTATTAATCAATCCAGTAGCTCCTTCTGCTATTGCTCCTACACCTCTAGCTAATAAAGAACCTTCTCCACCATCTACTAGGGAAGCTGTTTCAGAGTGTCTAGTTCTTCGTAAGGATTCATCATTTCTAGATTTAGCTTTAGGTCCTGAAGGTGCATCTGGGAATTTCTTTTCAAAACTTCCACTAGCCCAAGATTTTTCCCAAGTATCCATGTAAGCTATTGTTTTTCCTCTAAGATCTGACTGTTTTCCCATATTATCTAGGGTCTTTCTTCCTAACTTAGAATTTTTTAAGCCATCCGTAGAGTTATATAATAGGGCTGATACTTGTTGTTCGAAAGTAGCATCTGAAATTTTACTTACAGGAGGTTCACCATTGTCTTTTCTGATTTTATTAATGTAATCTAAGACAGACTTTTTCCTATCTTGTGAAGTCCACTGTGCTATTCCTTCTCCTCTTATTACTTTTTGACCAGTCTTTTTGTCAGTGATTATTTCTGCACTATATTCTTTTAATCCAGATTCAGAAAGTAGATTACCGATGATTGCATTTTGAGTATCTTTATCAGTAATACCAGCTCTGCTTAATTCATTCTTAATATAAGCTATTTTTGATTCTTGTCCAGCATTAGGAGGTAATAATCCCTCTAGGTTATAACTCTTAGCTGTAGTTTCATCAATCTCTGCTGCTGTTCTGATTCTATCATACTCTGTTTCTTGGTCAGCTCTTTTCTCAGCTCTTCTTCTCTTATTACGTTTTTCTTTATCGTATATTTCAGTATTAGCTGCTGTAGTAGATAATTGTAATTCAGGGAAGTCTTTTCTAGCATCAAACTCAGTATTACCCCACAATTTTCTCTGTAACCAATTAGCGGTTTTATGAGCAGCATCTTCTTCTTTACTTTCAGCTACTTCATCATCTGTCTTAGAATTCCATATGCTATCATCAACTCCAATATTCTTTAAAATCTTTCTTAGAGCTCCAGCCTTGATAGCCCATAATCTAATTTCGGATTTTCTTCTGTCATTAGTTAAGTTTCCAGTAACAGCATCTATTAAGCTTACATTAAATACTCTAGCGTTAATTCTTTTATCCTTTAGAGCTCTTTCATCAAGTGCTTTTAACTTTTGAAAATCTTCCTCTGGAATTGTATCTGCTATTACTGTAGGAACTCCTTCAAGACCTAGATTTTTTGCTAGACTGTAATCAACTAATCCACTTAATGCGGGATTTCTTTTTATAATAGTTCCGACAGTTGAAAGAGGAAGCATACTTAAATAACGTGCTACAAAATTACCAGCTCCAGCGGCTCTTGCACTATTATAAATAGTTTCGTCTGGGAAAAGAACATTCCATACAGCAGACATATCCTTTGTTAGAGCCTTACCATAATCATAAATAGCTAACATTGTGCTTTTATTTCTGATCATAGTATTAATATAGGTTGTAGCTCCTGTCTGCATTGGGTTTGGTTTACCACTTATAGAACACATTTCCCCTATACTCATATTTCTTCGAACTGATAGAAATACTTTTTGAACTAGGATATTTTCACTTTTATAATTCGCAATAGTTTCATCATCTAGAGCTAGTACGGATTTTAAAGCGTCTTCTGGAATAGGTAAGTAGTCATTGTTTTCCATTTTATCTACGTAGGCTTTAATTCTATCCATACCCCAGATAAACTTCATGACATCACCAGAGTTTTTATTTTGAGCTTCCGTAACTTCATCATTCCACTGTTTAAAGAAGGCAGATTTACTCTTTAGTTTTCCATCTTCTATTTCTCCTGCCGATAATCTAGTTTTATTTACTACATTTCTTGATTCTCCAGTGTAAGTTATCAATCCACCCGAGTACCAATCTTTTCCACTAAACTGATATCTTGGGTCATCTATTACTAATCCATTTTCATGCCATCTTCCGTCTTTATGCATTCCAATGGCGTAGATAGTACCATTCTCATCTTTAAATCTAAATCTAAGTCCTTGTTCATCTGTATCTCGACCATATTTATCTTTAATGCCCATGTAGTAGGAAGTAGCTCCAACCTCTGTACCTTTCTCATCAAGTAGTGGAGTAAGACCTGCCGCTTTAAGATGTCTAAGTTGAACGTCTGAGAAAAATTCTGAATGTTTAGCTCCATCTAATGTATTTCTAGGCTGAAAAGAAACATTAGTCTTACTGAAAACTGATCCTTGCGCTCTTAGATTGTTCTTAAGGTTTTGACTATTATCTGTTATGTTAGAATTATCAGAATTTACTACCTTATAATTTCCAAAGCCTTCATATTTTTTTATGTCTTCAGCTTGAGTTTTTTCTAAGGTCATTTTAGCTAAAGCTCTGGATCCTGTAATAGAAACTGCAAGAACATCACTTAGGTATTTAATAAGCTCACTACCTGCACCAACAAAATCAACCTGAGTTCCATTTATATACTTAGATAGATCCGGTCTTTGTAAGGATTTGATTGCTTCACTTCTCTCATCAAACTTGTCATTAAGATAGTCTTTTATTTGTTCCCAGAGACCATAGTGTTGACTGTCTCCAATGATTGTCCACTTAAGAACATCTCCAATGGATTCACCCCTACTAGGATTACCACCGAAGGCTTTAATCATCTGTGTACCAAACCAACCAAACTTTTTATCTGTTGCACTAACTAGTTTATCTTTATTTAGTGAGACTTTGCCGTCATCTATACTAAAACCAAGTTTTGTTGCAACTCCAGTAAAAAATGATTCAGCTTTTCTCATTATATTCATCAAGATTCCCCAGTTCTTAATAAATAGGTGAAATCCCATGAAAGTAAAAAGCATCTTAAGAGGGTCTACTATTGTATTTCCAATTCTCCTAGGGTCTAATAATTTACCCATAGTTTTGCCAATACCTTCTAGTTTCCTCATCATTTTATTACTACTACGAACTAAAGAATCTTCACGTTTTTCATATTCTCTGTTACGTATAGCGGCTTGTTGTTGTTGACGTGCGTAGGAATTAGTTAGCCATACTTTAAATTTTTCAGTACTTTCGTTTCCAGTATTTCTAAAGGATAATGCTCTTCCTTGTACAGGTCCTCCATATCCTCCAGCATTTACGTTATTAGTTGTATTATTGTTCGTAGTATTGTTTATAACTACATTTTGTTTAGTAACCTGTTGTGTATGTTGAGAGGATTTTTGGAACCTAGGACGACCCATTCCATACTTATTCATTACTGCTTGTGTACGTGGATCAACAGTTTGAGGTATCCCCGGGTCATTACTTCCACTTGCAGCAATTTGAGCACCCTGCATTAAACTCATATTATGCTGTTGTTCCATACCCATAATATTTCTCTGTTCTGTCAGGTTTTGTTTTCTTTCTGCCTGAATAGCTAAGAATTGATTTTGAGCTTGCTGCATCATTTCAAGTTCTCTGCCCTTCTGTACCCTAGCTTGATCAATTCTTCGTGTATCTCGGTCTAAACTCTTATCTGCCATTTTTAATTAAGTTATAGTAATCCTTTATCTTGACTCATACCCGCATCTTCTAAGCTATCACCAGACAATTTATCTGCTCCAATGTTTAAAGATCCATCAGAATTCATAGGTAGAGTAGGAAAATCAGGATCACTTCCAGTTTTCTTTATAAAATCATCATAACAACTCTTCAGCTCTTCTAATGTTCTTAAAGAGTAATGTTCGATATTATCACATTTTAGAATCTTATTTAAATAAAATTTTAGACTCATTAATCGGGCAGTTGTTAAGGATGTCTCGAAAGAAATCGACAATAAGTGAATCAACGCTTACTGTCATACTCCCCCTTCCTTCTTTATTACATGAACAACTTAACTCAACTCCCTCTAATCTATCAAAATATAATTCCTGTAAAGCAAGTAACAAAGTAATATCTGAATGTGTTGCTTCAAGAACGTCTTTTTCAATCTGATTAGCTGCTATTTTGAAATTCTTTATCAGTGAAATTGTCTTTATTAATCTAATGTCTGTAATTTTTCTATATCTGATGTACATACCCATTACTTCCTCTAGATCTTTTACAGTAGGAACTATCGTATCATAAGATCTATCTCCTAATCTAATCTGAGCTCCTTCCATAATTTTAGAATCTATCTGTTTGAAGTGGATATCATTTTCTAGACTAATCTTCTTCTTTAATATTTTTCCACAACCTGGACATTTAGCTGATATAGTATAAGTAAGATCATCACTAACTGTAATAAGCTTCTTTAGGAATATAAGAAAATCTAGGTCCATTACATAACAATCTTCAATTCTAGGATCTTCTTGTTTTAATAATCTAATATCATATAAGTATTTTTCTAGAGGATCTTTAGGACAATTCTCTAGGTATTTTGTAATCTGTAAAAAATTCATTGGAGAAATATTTACAGTTGTGAAAGGGTATTTATAACCTCCACTTGGTAATTGTGTAGTTAGTATTTCCATAATATTTTAAATTTAATTTTATTTTCTATCAAAGATAAGGGTAGAATCTAAGAAAGAACAAAAAAGAAGAGGCTCCGTTTTATAAAGCCCCTTATCTTTATTATAGGTTATCAAAATCTCTGCTGTAATGCTCAAATCTCATTGATAACTGAATATCTGATCTATCTGAACCATCACTCTCTACACCATTCTCATCTAGACTTGCATCATCAATTATACAGTTCCAGAAAGTAAGTGTACGAACTGGCTGACGTCCTGAGTTAAGAAGTATCAATCTACAATCTGCTACCAAGTCATCCTTTCTGAAAGAGTATTTTGTATCACGATCTGCAATTTTCTGTTTCCAATCATCAACAAAATAAGAAATAGCCTGGTCCTCACGATCTATAAATCCAAGAGACAAAGAACCTGAAGTATCCTGTCCTGTTTTCTGAATGATAGTAAAGTTTCCACGCATTCTCTTCTCAAATCCATTAACAGAGCCGCTAACACTTACATTAACATTCTGCAAACGTCTATTAAAAAGATCGCTTCCTGGGAAATAGACAATCTTTGGAGCATTAATAAACTCAAAATGCCACTTATCTTCTGTTAGGAACTCTTTATTATCCTCTCTATATGAATTCATGTAATCTACATAACTCATATAACCATTGCCGCTTCTCACAAGTTGAGGCACTAACTTATTAATATCTGCCATTATTTATTTAAATTTAAAGTTATGTTAAGTACTATATCTTTATCTAACAACGTTTTAACTGCTGTAAGTACTTCAATATTTAATGTGTTATTCTCAAGATCTGTACTGAAATTAGCTAACTCGATTTTATCAACTATACTAAAACTATTTCCAATCTTCCCTAGTATGTCTGTTACAGCTTGCTTTATTCTTCCTACAGTCTTTTCTCCTATTAACTCACTTTTCTTCTTAAATAACTCCCTCGTTACTTTTCCCATTATAAATCTTAAGAATAATGAGAAGTTTTTATTTGGAGACTCTAAGTATTTTTTATAGTAATATTTCTGCCCATTAAATACTAAGTAGTTACTTCTATACTTTTCTAGTAATGCTTCTATTGGTTCGGTTGAGTATGGATTTTCAACTGGTGTATTATAGAGAATATTATCAACACTTCCCGAATAATTACCAGTCATGAGTCCATCTATAAATATACAATAACCAGGATATTTTATTCCATAGGTTCTCGTATAAATAGAGCCATAGAAATATAGTAACCAGCTAGAATTATCCTTTATATAGTTGTAGATAAAATCTCCTCCACTAACTGCTGTATCTATCGTCGCTGTATCGTGTACCTTTTCTAGTTCTCCATTCTCTCCTAAAATCCAATATCCACTATTTACTTGAATTTTTTCCCACTCGAATATTTTTCTCTCTGGGTGACTTACTTTTAATACTATTGATTTCCCTGGACTTACTACGTACTCCTGAATCAAACAGTCATTACCTAGCGTTGTAGTATCTCTCTTTGGAACTCTAATAACCTGCTGATACTTGGATAAATTTCTAAACTGTAATATATATCCATCTTTAAAGAAATCTTTCCACCCAGGATTAGATACATTACTAGCTAATTCAAAGGTCATAGTTTTCCTATCAACTGAAGAATAATTATATTGAGAGCTGTAGAATGTCCATCCGTTTCTTGGTGTATCTGATCCTCCTGTACTAGAAATAGGTATATAACAAGAAGAAACTCCCGATAAACGTGGATACTTGCCTGTCTCACCTCTTGTTCCCCATTGAGTTGCTATAGTTATCCAATCGTAATATTCCTCTCCTACTTTCCATCTTGCCTTAACTAGTACTGATCTTGGATATTCATCTTGATTCTCAGAGAAAGTTACATTTCCCTTAGAGTCAATTTCACACCACTCAGGCTTATTTCCTTCAATACCACAATAAACAAGATTACTAGAACTAGCTTGACCTACCCCAGGAATATTAAAAGGACGTAATCTAGCTACACCACCATTAGATTTTTGTATAGTATAAACGAATTCCTGTTCCAAGTCTAGGTTATTTCCGCCAGTCTTTCCTTTCTGAACTGCAAAATGATCATATTTCCAGGTAACGCCGTCTTTAATATAGCTGGCTGTAATAATAACTGCTCTTATATCTCCTTTATTCTCCTTAAATGTTACAGCTCCAGTTTTTTGATTTACAGTACACCAAGATTCATTACTAGCATCTAAGGTAATCGGTTCGACGTAAGTTACTTCCTGACCTGAACAATTCTCTGAAAATACTACGGACCTTACTGTACTACCATTATAACTACACTCTTGAATTTTCTCATTATATCTTAAGTGTATTCCAGTATCTACAGAAAGCTCATTATACTCGTTCAAGTAATCATCTACATTTTCTCCAGGGACATAGTATATAGTTCCCTTTTCGAAATTAACTGATTCAGGATCTTCACTAATCTCTATGAACCTATTCTCACTAGGACTATTTTGAATTAAAGCCTGAATACAATTTGCTCTACAATACTTTAAGATAGTTTCATACTCCTTGTAATAGTTGTAATTTTTATCTATAGTCTTTGGTACGTAGTTTTGAATATTAGGAATAAGAAGAAAATCAGCTCTTACATTTTTACTAGAATTTTCATTAAACATTATCTTCAGAGAATTCATCCAATCTTCTCTATGATAATCTTTTAAGTAGGTTCCTCTAGATAAGTAGAATTCGCCAGTTTTTATTTCTTCCAAGTTTCCAGTGAGTTTGAGGTAAAGTAGTTTAGAATTTTTACTAACTATATAATCAAGTCTATCTAAGCCTGTTATATTTTTTATACTACCCTGAAAAGTTTCTGTATAGTCATATCTAGAAATTATAATAAGATATTCATAATTCTCAACATGCTCTATCTGAACTTTAATTACTCCATCATCATCTAGTTCTGAAGTTCCACCAATAGTTTTACTCCAAGCTTGAATTCCTGGGATATTCTCACATGATTTATATATGATGGACTGTGTAATAGTATAATCTGGCTCTAAGCTTAATCCATTGAAAGTATTATAACCAAGATCAACCAGTCTACCACATAAAATTAGGTCTGAATTATCTCTGAATGTAGTTATGTATTGATTTCCAGCAAAGTAGTTTTCAACCTCTTCTATCAAGTTTGTAGTAGAACCGAGAGTGATAAAAGTTTCATTCTCTGATATTCCGGCAGGTTTGAGTGATGTACTGAATGAATAAGTTACACGAGTTCCATTATCTCCAATTCTAAGGAAACTAAATACGCTATTATTATCAGAACTAAGCTCCTCTGAAACATGTAATCTTAATGCTAGAGTTTCATAACCTTCTCTAATTCTTTCCGGATTTATACTAGTTCTCGGAATATCGGGGAGATCTGAAAAAGAATATACACCTAAACCTTTACCAGTTCTATACTCAGGGTGAATGTAATCTATCTCTGGAGTACTTGGAATAAAAATTGTGCTTCTATTATCAAGTGACTCAGAATCTTTTATACCAGCTAAGTTTTGTGGTAATTCAGACTCTAAGACAAACCCAAAACCCTCGCAATATACCCAAACATCCTCTCCTAGTACTATACATACCTCATCAGAATCACGAAGGGTTTTGAATTCGCTTAATTTTTTATCTACTATTGGTTCACCTTTGAAAATTAATCCAGCGCTTGGTTTATCTACTGTTACCCAAGAATCTCCTACAAGCTTTTTATAAGAAATTCCTTTTCCCAGGTCATTTTCATCTATAAATACCTCAATAACTAAGTCTGGATTTGATTTCCATTCTTCAAAGTAACCTATATAACTTTTATCTGGGACGAATATATCATAAGGCTTAATCTTTGTAAACCCGCTATAATCTAGGTACTCATCACTCTCTAGTACACTTTGAGATTTATGAGGGGAAAATGGTTTAAATAAGTAAAGTCCAATATTCCCGTAAGTCTCTAGTAATCTCTTCAGGTAAATATAATCATCGAAATCTTTAGAGAATAATGCATTAAGCTCTGATATACTATTAACTAGAATTGGAGTTTCATAAGATAGTGGAGAATTAACTACCTCAGCAAACAACATATACTTTTCAGGCTTTGCATCTCGATAGTTTATTTTTGTATTTCCTAATCTTATAAACATTTCTCTATATTTTATAATTCTATTACTCCATCAGTTCCCTCTAAGGTTGAAGGTCCTGTAATGGTATTCTCAGGTACTCTTTTATCGTTTTGTAGGTAAGCACTTTCTCTAGAGTCTACTTCTACTAAATTTACATCTTTTTCAGTAGCTATATCATCCTCTGGTCTATCTTCTGAATTACCTAGACCTCTGCTTGTCACCTCTATTAAGTTAACTGGTGGAACATATTTATCTGGATTCTCACCTACAACACTAAATGACAAATTAATATCACCACTTCCACCTGTATCAACATCTCCAACATAATTCTCTGTCCAATCTTTCAATACACAAAGTAGATCAAAAGATTTTATAGTAGAGTATTGAGGTGTCATGATAAATATTCTAATCCTAAATGTAATGTTCTTATATAAAGCTACACAAGGACAAGTTTTATCTACATACGTTGGAGCAATAGGGTATTTTAGTGATTGTCCGGTATAGTAATATTTATTGTGAGGTACTGAACTATAAACAGAAACATCGGAAACTGTTTTAAAGTACCAATTCCATGACTTATAAATATCATCTGCAATAGTTATCCTTAGTTCATTTGTTAATTCTGAAGATATTGGATAAACTATTTCTCCATCATACAACCCGACAGACTTTGTATTTAATTTACTAAGAGTCATATCAAAACCAGTAAAAGGTATCCAAGCATTATAACCTGTATTCACTCCATGTTTCTTCTGGTTTATTAGGTTGATCTCTTGAATTGCTGGTAAATAACTAAAGCCTCCATTCATCTCATTGTTAACAAAAGGCTCTAGTAAGATTTCCCAATAATTAGTAACTGCAAGTGTCTGTGCTCTATTTTCGCTATAACTAGTATTGCCAAATTTACCTGGGGTTGTTATATACGGACTTTCTCTAAGTATTTTTTGTAGCTCTTCAAAACTTGATGGGATATCACTACTACTTATATTACAAAGATCCATTAAAGTAGTTTGAATTCCCTCAGAGTACATATAGTTTCTAGCAAAATTTATATAATCGCTATCTACTATTTCTACTGACTGTAATGTTGGATCAAAATCAGACTTTATATTAGATAGTAGTTTATATGTTATTGCTAGGCTATCATTATCTATTTTTCTTTTTCTATTATTAGCCGCTTGATAATTCTTAGTAGGTACTTTCTCAACTTTTCCACTCTTAGTAGTAACAGTCTTTGGTCTATTCTTCGACAATGAGAGGTCTACTATTGATATTATTGAGTTTCTAAGTTTTGAATGAAGAGCGTTAGTATCATTGAGAAGAACTGTTGTATTCTTTAAAGTTTTTACAATAGATCTTGCTACACTAGTTACGGAAGAATCATCTACAGGTGTTCCAGGAAGTCTACCCGGGTTAATTCCAAGAGTACGTTCACCGAGGTCTCTAAGATAATTAACTGCACGTAGAGATTCTTTTAGTATGTGCATCTTTAAACTACCTCTTACATCCTTCAAACCTTTCTCAATACTAAAGCGAGCATAATCCATTCCATTAACAGATAAGCTTCCCGACGTTAAATCTGAAAGTACACTATTAACAGTTGAATCTTTGCCTATCTTTGGAAGTCTGTGATTAGGTAATGTATAAGAAGGAACTATCTCAATATCATCTTCGTCTCTTTTTCTAGTTTTCTTAAATTCTCCTACCTGACTAATTCTATTTCGTGTTCCAGAAGATTCCCATAAAGATACTTCAGCTATATTTACTGCTTCCTCCAGTTTCTTTATAAGTACTGAATATCTCTCTCTTGTAGTTGAATCATAACCGGAGAAAGGTCTATCTATTGGTGAACTAAAGATTGCATCGGTTAGAATACTTTTAATTTTATCTACAACCCAAGGAGAACTACTATTATCTCTGTAGTCGTCCAACATCTTCATGACAATATTAAAAGCTTTATCTATAGGTTGTCCTTCACGTTCTGCATCTATTAGCGCCTTCTTAGCTTCTGAAAACTTTTTATCCATTGGTAGTCTCAGAATCTTAGTAATTAATTCATCTACTTTGGAAACAACCTCTAATTCTGAAACATCATCATCACCTCTAAGCCCTTCAATAATCTTATCTATCTTTCCATCAATATCAAGACTGTCTATATCATTATTAAGCTCAGTAATTTGTGGAGTATTTTCTAGTTCTATTCTAAATTTCTCTAGGCTATCTACTGTTCCATTGACTTCTAGCTTTTTTATAGAATTATCAAGATCATCAATAGGTTCCTGGACACTTAACTTAGAAATACTAGAATCTAGGCCTTCAATATCAAAGTTAAAATTACTAGACCTCTTTATAACCGTATTCTCCAAGCTATCAACGTCAGAGTTAAAGTTACTAGACCTCTTTATAACTGTATTCTCCAAGCTATCAATGTCGGAGTTAAAGTTACTAGATCTCTTAATAACTATATCCCCCAAGCTTTCTATAGGATTTTCAATATAAAGATTTTCTACGGTATTATCTAGGTCAATATTATCATCAACCTGAATTCTCTCAACCTTATTATTTAACTCCTCTGCCTTATTCTCAAAATTTCCCTTAACAACTTCTTTCTCTAATCCGGAAACTTTCTCTTGTACTTCTAGTTTTTCTACAGAATCTCGTAATGACTGTACCTTAGAATTAACATTGAGTCCGGGAACAGAATTATCCAGTTTGCTTATTAAATTTTTTACTTCTAGATTTTCTACAGAGTCATCAAGTTCTTTAATAGTATTCTCTGGGTGTTGTTTTATTACTGTATTATCTAGGCCAGTAACTTTATTTTCAACATGTATCTTAGTAACAGAGTCATCAAGGGTTTCTAGTTTCTTTAAGTCACCCTCATTTTTTATTACTGTGTTATCAAGGGAATTAAGTTCTGGTATTTCTCCTGGGGCTAATGAAACTCTATCATCCAAACCCTCGATAAGATTAGGGATATTGTTTTTTATTACGGTTTCATTTAGCTTTATTTTATCTTGAATATTACCAGGGATTGAAGTCCTAGAATCATCAAGTAAAATTGCAGATCCTGTATTTTCTAGAATTTCTACTGAATCATCAAGGGAATTAAGTTCTGGAAAATAAGCTTTATCACCACGACCTTTTACTTCTAGGATTCTATCATCTAGCTTAGTATGTTCGTCTTGTATTTTCTTTATATTTCCAAGATACTTAGACAGAGCACTAATTTCAGACGGTCTAGTTAATTGTTCCCTCCCTGGAATTTTATTTTGTTTTAAAATGTCTGCCATAGTTATTATTCATCAAGTGTTTCAACTATGCTAGAAAGTGTATACTGGAAAATAACTTTAGCTGCTTCAGAGAATGAGCTTTTCTGAATAATTTTAAATCTATAGGTTATTTTATCTCTTGTATACTGAAGTTCATCACCAACCTGAAGAGAGTCGTCATCTGTAATAGTTTGAATAATATCACGGTTTCTATTCCAGACGTCTCTCATATCACTTAGTTCGAGAATTAGCGTAGTTGTAAACTGTTCATAATCATTTTCTAGAGTACTGTCGGAAGAATACGAACCTCCAAAGACATTTTTCCATTTACTGTTATCCTTTGGACGTAAAACAACAAAATCAGTACCCTTAACTGTTTTCAAGAACTTTATATTCTTAGCACCGATAGTATAGAGTTGATTAGCCTTATCTAGTGTTTTAGAGGCCATATTTTCTGCTGACATATACCTTATTCAATTATTGTAACAAATCCTTCAATTTCAATAATCTTTTTCAGAACTTTAAAGAATGTAGTCTCTTTGATTGGCTTATTAGTAGATAGAGTAATAATATCATACTCTTGCTCTGCATTCGTCCTTACATCAGGCTGAGACAATCTGATAGTATCTGAAATTTCATATTGGTCAAATTCATAATCGATTGGAAAAAATACTTTGAAATTCCCTAAGTCTTTGGTTACACTTATATTATTTTTTGGAATTTCTTCAGATATTTCATAATCTAGAATTTTCTGTCCTTCAAGTTTCTTCTCAAATGGACTATTATTTTTATTATTTCTAAGAATAATCATATAAATACGTTAAATTTTATTTTAGTTGAGAATAGCTTATTAATCAAGAGTTCGAATTCGCTAATAGAATCTATAACATAAGAATAGACTGTAGCTCCTCCTGTGTTACTCTTATTAATTTTCATTTGATATGGATTATAGAAACATTCATCTATTTTCTTCTGATTCTCGCTTCCAGTGTATGTAGTAACTATAAATCTTCCATTAACTAGTGCAATATTATCAGAAGCCTCAACATCTCCAACTGTATATGATGTATTCTCGACGTAATGTAGTTTCTTTAGCTCTTTTCCAAGGAATGAGTTACCATATTCACTTCTAGGCTTTTTTAATCCGTACTTCGCTGATTCTATGCTAGTTATCTTCTCTAGTGTATTAGAAATCAGACCTATAAATGCAGCAGTTCCTAGTTTTCTCCATCCGCAGCCACCCTTAGACTCACTTATTATATGTTGTCCTGTTTTCCCGAGTATCTTGGCTACATCACTTTTTGATAGCTCGGGTATACTAAAATTTTTCTGGTCTCCTCCTATACTAGACGCTGCATCACTAAGTCTCCCTGGAATAATAGCTTTCTCATTCATCAAGTTAATCTTAGTCTGCAATCTCTGAGAAAGTTCCATGATAAAGTTAGTAATTACATTATAGTTTGTAAAAGTAATATCTATACTGTAAGAATTAACTGTTTTATTTATTAGCTTAGAACTATAGTTAACTCCGAAATACTTTTGTGCATAGAAATCAAGAATACTAGAACACAAGTCAAGCTCTTTATTATCCATTCCGAAAGTATACATAGTAACACTGTCATTTTGAATAGCAATATTAATCTTATAGTCAGCTACATTTCTATCATTGAAGCTAAATTTTTCATCCATAGTCATTCGGTTATCAATAGAATCTCCTACCGATAATCCAGAAACTCTATACATACCAAACTGTCTACGAATTCCTCGATCTACTTCTTGGAACTTTATAGATTTCATTGGCTTGTGCATATAATTTTGGAAGAACTTTAACATAACACCGGAGGCAAGACCAACTTTAGCTCCCTGTATACTGCCATCTATAGCTCCGCCTAGTGTAGTAGAATCATTATTAAAGTGTCCGACTATAGCTCCAACACCTGCACCAATACCTGATCCATACATAACTCCTTTTCCTACATTACTTAACAGACTAGGTATTTCTTCCATATCTTTCTGTCCTGTAAAATGTCCTTCAGGTATTGTAAAATTTTTTCTTTTTATTCTATAACTCTTTCCCATGTACTTCTTATCGTTTAAAAATTCTCTTTACTAAATTAAGTCCACCTTTTATTCCAGTTTTAGCAGTATTATCAACAACAGAAGCAGCTTTACCTATTGCCTCTGGATTTATCTTACTAGCCAATTTCTTAGAACCTACCACATTATCTACAGCTCCTATTGTTTTCTTTAGTACTGGAACTCCGTTTATTGTCTCTTTTACTACAGTTTCTGCTCCTGGACTATAAGCTAAAGGATTTCCAGTAGTTATAACGCCAATGGATCCTACTCCTTTTGTTATAGAATTTTGAATAGGAGACTCTAAAGTTTCTTTTACAATACTAGCTCCAGATTTTGCAAGAGTTTCTGTAGGTTTAGTTCCAAGATTCTTTATATAGTCTAGACTTGAATTAGTTTCCTTTATAATTCCTCTTTTATCTTCTAGGGTTAGGGGCTTGGTCGGATTAAAAATTTTCTTTTTCGCTACCCCTAAGTTATTCAGTCCATTCTTTGCAGTCAGCTTTAGTTTATTGATAAAAGTCCTTTTTGGTGCTTTTTTATCATTCCATATATTATCTAGGCTGACAAACATCTTATTTCTTAATATAATCATAGAGTTTCATTAATATTATATCATAAATAAGGTTCAAGCTATTATTTTTCCTAAATCAATCGGGGTAAGAGAAAAATAAAAAGAGAAGGTTATAAAATCCCTCTCTTTCTATATACTACATTAAAAAGTTTCCTATCATTTCATCTCCACTCGAACCTCCAATACCAATCATAGAGTTTCCTACACCTCTTATACTAACATTATTCAACCCAGTACTATTAGCCATAGGTTTAATTGTATTATTATAGGTATTTTGTAAAGAATCTCCTCCAAGTTTATAAGCAAATTTTTCACCTGCATTTAACGCTGCTTGTCCTGTATTATTAACTAACATACTTTCTGCTGCTTGAACTTGAGTCGGTTTTAATTTAAGTCTTAAGCCTGTTCTTCCAAGTGCCGCATCTGCTACATTCTGTCTCATAGCGTAAATGTTACTTGATACAGACTCTCCTATATTACTTACTAAATTTGGCTTAGGGAAAGAAAAAGAGGGGAGAGATATATATTGTTTTTGCCTCAGTATTGTATTATCATATTAATAAATCTCCATACCAACCCGATTGTAATCTTTCCTGATCAGCTCTAGCTCTAAGTTCTTGATAAGCAGAATCTACGTTACCAAAAACATCTATAGACATTCCTGGTAATTGTACACTAGATTTAAGCTGGCGAATATAATCAAGTAAGTGGCATAAACATAGATCTAGGAAATAATTAGCTCTAGCACCTTCTTCAATATTCATCCAGTATATTGCTGCTTTATTGCTCTCTGGGTTGAAAGTTTTGTCCGGTAAAAAATCTGGAATAATAGGTCTACTACATATTCCTCTCAGATAAAATTGATCATTCGAGGGTAGATCACCTAAGAATATGTAAGGTCTTCTATACTCTGAGAAATAACTATAACCACCTGCTACTGGATAAGAGCCTAGGTTTCTCCACATTGGCATACTATTAGGGACAAGTACTATCTGATCCTCTGAAATCATACAGTCTAGGAATAAAGTGAAGTTTGACTTAATCTCATAGAATCCTTCCATACCATAACAAGTTGACATCTGTTCCTTGTTTAGTTTCATCTCAAGAATTAGTGGATTAGTCTCTTCAAATTCTCTTAAAGCTTCTTTTATAATTTCTAGTAAGATTTCATCAGCCGACAAGTAATCATTCATCCCTAGTATCTCATCTAGCGAACCTACAGCTATTAAGGCAGATCTTATAAATATTTTTTTCTTAAGGTCAGTTAATAATGTTTTCTCCATAATTTCTAAAAGTTTAATAAAGAAGAGAAGGATTTTTACGTCCCTCTCTTATCTTTTATTACTCTGCAGAATCGATACTCATACCAACATCGAATGCTCTGTTAATTACATTGATATACTTAGCTGTTCTATGATATCTTACATTAATAACTACCTTTACTTTATTCTGACGTGCCAAAGCTTCATCATAGTCACAGAATACTTGATAATCATCTACAGTATATGAGTAACTTTGAATTGTAGTCTGGAAGAAGTATTTGATAGTATACTCAATATCATCACACAACTTATCTGTAATCTTTCTTCCAATAAACTGCTTTAGAATTACTGGAATAGATTTTGAGATTCTTAGATGTAGTCTTGAATTTCCATCATCACTAAGAATTGTATTTTCAGACTGCTTAGTATAGTTATCATTCATTATCCAGCTGCTTGTCTGAATATCCCATGTAGCTGTATTTACTTTCTTTGTTAATAGTAGCTGTCTAGTCTTCTTATTAAACTCAACTACAGGAGACTGATACTGAACTAAACCACCCTGCTGACCAAGAACTCCACGGAACTCTTCATTATTTCTACGATTTCTTGATACAGCCTCCCAATAAAGAACACTAGGAGAAATGTAACAAGGCCATCCAAGAGTACTAGTGTCAAGATCCCAAGGAGAAGATGCATATAGTTTGTAAGAGTTCTGGCTAATCTTAGAAATAGAGTTGCCAATAGTCATGTAGTTAGTAGAGTTTACAGTACTAATAGGGTAGAAGTAGTTTCCATTGATTGCTAAGTTTGCTGCATAAGATTGGAATGAAGCGTTAGTATTTCCAAGATCTGACAAACCTTCTGTAACATAAACCTCATCCTCCTCTAGTAGATCAACAGCATTCAATAGATCAGTATCATTAGCCATTAGAATCTTATAAACTGTTGGATCAATCTTAAGGTCACAGTAAATCTGATCCTCACCATTAGTTACGTATAGGTAGTAATTTCCATCAACGTAAGCAATAGTCTCGCCAACAATCCAAGTAGTCTTATCTACCTTATTTAGTTCCTCAAAGCTTGACTTAACGAAACTAGCTTGTTTTCCTGCAGGTAGTCCATCAACAAGAAGTTCCCAAGTAGCCTCATCCGCATCATATCCAGAGTAGTTTAGATCCAAGTCATGAAGATCCTTAGGTAAGTTGAATCCAATCATGCTCATCTGGCTATTAAACTCATCAACTGTTACATCTCCACGACCGCTAATGTTACCAATGTTGAAGAATAATACCTCACTAGATATAGAAGGGTCATAGATAGCTACTTCGAAGAAATCTCTTTTCTTAACTGAATCACTAACCTCTGATGTACCTCCCTTAGTAAATGTATCTAGAACCTCCTTCACTGGAACAACTGCTGAAGGACCTGTAGAAGTAAGCTGAGTTAATGTACCAATGTTATTAGTATTTACTGCATCATGATTAAATCTACGAATTCTAACTCTAAGTTCTGAAGCAGTATTATAATTATTGATTGCATAAAACTCTGGGGCATCGAAATTAGCTATTGTATTCGCATCTAGTAAACCTGATTTATTTTGTAAGAACTCATTAATAACTTGCTGATCTGGCTCATTGAAATCAGGCTCACAGAATACAAGATAACAAGTTCCGTTAGGGCATCTTTCATCTGTTGTATCTAGAATAGTATTAGCAAGATATACTTCATCAAATTTTACAGAACGAATCTCACTAGAACTTGCTGGAACCTCATTAGCATCTGTAGCTTCAACATCTGAATAGAACTTGTATGATGGAGAGAAGAATACAGAAGTTTCATTAAGAATCTTTACTAGTTCTGGAAGGTTATTAGCAGGAATATCATATTGAGAACCATTATCTGTTACTCTATTACCAATGATACCTACACCTTCAATATTAACTGACCAACCATCTGTAGAATGAGCAGCTGAGTCTCCATCGAAATCTACAACAATCTTAAATGGTTCTACTTTCTTCAATACTGCACCGTCCTTAAGAAGATATGTACTAAAATCATTCTTCTCTACCGACTTTACAAAATTAACTCCTTTACTTTTACCAGCACGAACAACTAGTAATGTATTAGATCCAGCCAGGCGGTAAGCATTAGTCCAGAGTGTACTTGGAAGTGTTTTATCTCCCTTCTCACCGCAATCATATAGTTTATTCAGGCTGTTTATATAATCTTCAGTAATTTCTTGTGATGCAAAAACTGACTTAAACTCCTTCTGACCTCTAATTAGTGTAGGAACGGAAGGACCTGCATCTGCGAAAATAACACATCCAACAATTAAATCCTCACCTGTAGTTGGATTTAGAGTAGCGGTTTTAACTTCCTCCTGAACTTTAATATAAGGCTCAAGAGTTTCATTCCATTGTGCCATATTATTTTAAAATATTTATTTGTTTATTTTAACCCACTTCTACTAAGTATACTGGATAACCATTTCTTATAAAGTACTCAGCAATTCCAGTAATTAATCCAGAATCCGCTGAAGAATCTGAAATAGAAGTGATTGATATCTCATTAAACTTATCTTTCATGTCCTGTCTCACTACACTAGAATTAGGTAGACGAGATATCATAGTTTCAGATAAATCTTTCAACTTAGGATCCTTAATAGTATTTACAAGAAGCCTAAGATCACCATTAACTCTAGCTACAGAAATACAGATCTTTATTCTTAACTCACTAGCTGTTTTTGGATCTCTTGTGAACTTTTCTCCTTCTTTGAATCCTTGTTTCTGAAGATTTTCAACAACAACTTTTAACAGTCTATTATCTACTGTATTTCTTCTGTTTATATTAGTAGAGATTTTCTTGATCCCCTCTGCAAGAATTCCAAGAGATGCACCAATGACAGCACCAGTAATAGCTCCCGCAAGCATCCTCTGTCCGGGTCCATAACCTTCTAGGCCTTTAGACATTCCTAACAACTTTGCAGGAGCATCTAGTCTAGTTAATCCACCTACAGCACCTCCTAAGTGCCAACCTGCTACACTACCACTAATAGCAGAATCAGTAAATCCGAAATCTTTTTGTCTAAACTTTATCATTTAAAATATAGAATATTTACGTTTCTTATTTTTAGCAGCTTCTTCTAGGTTATCATTGCTAGCACTAGATATTGTTCTGTCAACTTTATTTAGTGATCTAGTCAAGTCTTTCAAAGCTTCAAGTTGTTTCTGATTCTGTTCTTTTAGCTGTTTGTTTCGAGTAGCTGATAAATAAACACTAGTAGCACTTAGACCTAATGCAGTAGCTGGCATCACTGGAGACTCTTTCAAGAATTTTCCAATCTGTTCTTTCCTTCCGAAACTTCTTTGTCTAAGTATTAACATAAGTTAGAATTTATTAGTAGTCATAATGTTCAAACAGAAACCAGAATCAACTAGCTGTTCACAAATATCAGTTTCAGTTCCAGCCACAATAGCTACCTCTACTTCATATACATTATTTCTAATTTGTGTTGCTGTATAATCCGCATTCTTGTAGCTATAGCAATACTTATCTAATATTTTATTCAAGAAACTAAGCTCATGATTCTTCGGACGATTAACATAAAGTACTAGAACTCCCGCACTATAGTAAGCAGATATTGTACATTTATTCGGATCTTGGTTTACTGTATACAAACTACCTTTAGCTACAACACCTGTTTTATTTGATCTAGTAGTTTTCTTTGCTACAGTTACAGTATTTCCTTGATCATCTGTCTGAGTTCTTGATACATTAATCTCCTCATTATCTGGATCATAGTTTGTATAGTTATCCTCAAGTATCTGCATTAAGGTGAAAGAGTTAGCACTAATAGCCTCTCCTCTATTAAAAATTGACTGATCACACTTCTCTCTCATCCATGATATAAATGCTCCAATACCTGCTCCAGCCGCTAAACCAAGAGCTGCTCCTCCAACTGTATTTCCTTTGTTCATTCCACTCAAAACTCCTGCAATGGCACCAACACTAGCTCCTAAACCTGCACCTTTAGCATAGTTAGCTTTTACTGGTTGATACTTTCCGCCTTTATATCCGCCATCCTGAATAGAAAAGTTCTTTAATCTAAATTTAACCATTTTATAAATTAATAAGAATACCCATCACGCTGGGTCATATTATTTTTCCAATCAATCTTCTCTCTACGTAAAGCTTGTTTCTTTGCATAATCAAGTCTTTTATTGTAGAAACTATTATCCTCAACCTGTTTACTTCTCTTGTACATTGCGTAAGCTCCAGCTCCTAGTCCACCTAAGATTGCACCTGTTCCAGCTCCACCTTTAAATCCTTTCCATGCACCTTTGAAACCTCCACCGTTGACTGTATTCTTGATAGTTCCAGCTACTCCCAGAGCTCCTGCACCTGCTACCGCTCCAGTAATTGCCGATTGAGCTACATTACCTAGACCGGGGGCTTCCTTTTTCTGTTGTGCTAGTATATCTGAGTCCTTCATTCTCTTTAGTGAATCAGTCTCATCATAAACAGTATAAAGTTTTCTCTTCAATATAAATCTTCCCATTACGACTGTACTTTTGAATTTTGATAATTTTCCCAATCATATGCACTCTTATCCATGGCTTTAGTAGGAACTTCAACAGCCGTACTACCAATCTTCTCACCTAATGGAAAAGCAACACCAATACCAGCTCCAACACCTAGGGCTGTAGATGCATACTTATGGTTAGTCATGAAATCTCCAACAGTTTTCTGAATATTATTTTCTCCAGCAGTCTTACTCAACTTCTTACCTACATTTGCCATTGTCTTTGAGTTACCTACACCTAAGAAACTACCAAGTCCATTAGTAGTCTTTTTAGCAGCTCTGGCAAAGAATGTTCCTACGCCAAACTCTTTCTGTAGTATAGAGTAAGCCTTCTGTCTCTGAAATGAATTAGTCTGTCTAGTCATACCTTGTAATGCTTCTTTCTCAGCTTTCCAAGTTCCCCAATTACTAACTCCTTCAAATCCGGCAAAACCAACATTAAGTAACTGTCCTCCAGCAAATTTCTTAGCCTTACCTAGAAAATTACCAGCGGTCTTTTGTGTTGTATTCTCGGCTCCCTGTTGTGCTACTTGATTAACTACTTCTGCTGAATAAGCCTTTTGTTGCATATCCTTATTCATTTGTGTAGCAGCGTTCAAGTCAATTCCACTATTCTTAGCATCATTAGAGATCATCTTTCCGACAATATACTTTCCAGCTCCTAGTGTTGCACCAATACCAACACCCATCTTAACCTGTTCTGCTATCTTTGGGTTCTCTTTCCATAGATTTTTAGCAGTTTGCCATGACTTAGATAATACTCCCATTCCTCCAGCGGCAGCAAATAATTTTCTTCTACCTACCTCCTTAGTATCACTGAATCTACCTGCCTTAATCTGTCCTACCTGAGTTCCCATTCCTGGATTAGCTTTAGCAAGACGGTTAATGGCTGCTGTTTGAGAGTTCATGGCTTTTATGTTTTCGGCATTTTGTTTTTCTGCCATTTCAGCTTGTTCAGAACCTTGAGACATCTGCATTGCCATCATAGGAAGAGATGCTATTGAGCCTACTGCCATTAATCCTTGAACAAAAAATATCTTTTCTCTAAATTTTATCATAACCTTTAACCCTGAACATTTTGCATGCTCTGACCCATAGATTGTAGACCACTTCCTACTGCATTAGCTGCTGCTCTACCTGCTAAATAAGTACCAGCATAACCAGCTAACATTCCTAAAGGTCCTCCGCCTAACATTCCACCTACAGCACTTCCAAAATTCATTGCAGAAGCTATACCACCAGCAGTTTGTCCAGCTTTACTTTTTACAGCATCACCCGCAGTCTCTACACCAGCTCCCAGTCCATTAACAAGTCCCGCACCAGTTTCTGATATAACACCAAACTGCTTTAATTTTCTTTTTATTATGTATCTAGCCATTTTCCTCTTCTTCCCTCATTTAATTCCGTACTTAACTTCTTCATTTCCTTCTGCAACTCTCCTACTTGACTTAATTGGCGTGTAGTCTCTAATTTCCCCAGTCTATTAAAATCCTGGTCATAGTTTCTAGTTTTATTAAATCCAACAATTCCTCCGCCAGTATTCATAGTAGTCGGTTTCTTCTTGATAGGATTTTGAAGAGTTCTTTTTAAAGTCAACATCATACATCTAGTAAATAAATGTTATATTCTAATCCGAAAGGGAGAATATTTAGAGCTTCTTTAATACTTCTGATAGCATCCTCTTTAGGACCGTCAAACTCAAGAACCAAAGATCTGTCTTTTTTATCATACTTTACGGCTTCACCTAGGAGATATCTGATATCATACTCAATATCAGCACCAGGTGTAGTATTTGAAACCTCAGCATATACAGAAGGAGATGCAGCCTGACTATTATTATTATTGTTACCGTTGTTATTATTGTTGTTATTTCCGCCTTTATTCTTCTTATTATTTCCAAACAACTTTTCACGTAACAATATGTCCTCTTCAGTTTCGCTAAATTCATTCTGAAAGAAAGGTCCACCAGCAGCTCTAAAATTTAGTTTTGTATTTAGAACTTTTCTTTGTCGTATAATCTCTGGTAATCTAACTTCATCAGGTAATTTTGCTTGTGCTCCAATCTTGATATATAATCTATATTTATCTTTACTAAATAAATTAGTAGATATAACAAAGCGCTCTATTAAAATATTATTTCCTCTGAGTACCGGAATTATTGAACTTCTATTAATTACCTTTACTCGATCTCTCCAGAATCCATCTTTCTTAAGCTCGACGTAGAGTAATCTCATAACGTCATGTTCCGTATACTCTTTTTGTCTAAACTGTATCATAAGGTTTAACAAACTAGTGATAGATTATATTTTCTTCCTAGTATATCTATAATATCTAGTATAATTCCTTCATAGTTACATTCTGCAGTTATAGTTCTATTCTTCTCATCTACTTCTTTAATATTCATTCTAAAGATTTCCTTGAGCAACTTGACTGTGTAACTATAAAGCTTCTTATCTTGAACTTGGATTTCATAATTTCCATGTTCGTTCTTAATAAATGATACAAGAACCATTGCCTTACTATTTACAGAAGATACTCTATCTGCATCCTCCTTCTTAATACGGTTAAATGGAATATTTTCTCCCTCTAGATACTCCATCGCCTTTGGCATCATATTTTGTATCAAAGTTTTCTTCTGTCTAAATGAAATCATCCTTCTGCTTCAATCGATTGTTCTATTTCTCTCAACACATCATATCTATCATCAAATACTTCATAAAAATGTATTTCACACATAAACTGACACTGAAATGCAAAATTAGAATTATCATCTGATTGGTATTGATGATTAAAGTCCTCTGTGATTCCTCCCCATTTTATAGCAGCAGTCCATCTTTTCCCATACTTATCATAGGTCTTATACTCACAGAAATTAGTTAATAGATCTAGGTTTGTATACTTATTTTTAAAATCAAAGAACATAACCATATCTGTAGTATGTAATGAAAAGTTGACTGGTAGCTTGTGTGAAATAACTCTTCTACCAACTTCATCGTAATATGGGTGATTGATCTTAGTTGGGGTTTGAGAGAACTGATAAACTACATAAGATGTCTTTTTCAATGTAGTTTCTTTATTTTGTCTTACTAGCTCTAATCCATATCCATCAAGTATTCTTCTAAACTCTGATATAGCTTGTTCTTGATAGTCTATGGCTCGTATTACATAATCATCATAAGTCCTTCTAAGCTGAAAAACCTCTGTACTGGTTGATGTTAATGTTAAGCTAGTATCTCCTATTATTATCTTTGGAAAGTTTCTAATCTCCCAACAATCTGGCATAGGTCCGACTGGTTGTAAGAATTTTAAGTTTCCAGAATAGAATAAGTATTGGGCGAATTCTGGATTATTAGCATCATTCTTTGAAACTACTATAGTTGTATGCCAGTAATCTTGACTTACTCTAGACTCACAATCACTAACTATTACTATATTAATCACATGAGAATCTATAGTCTTTTTTCTTAACTTCAGGCCATTCAGTGTTAATATTTGATCAGAAAGTTTCATTGGTACTCCGAGAGGTTCCAGTTCCTGTGACTTTCCAATCTTAGGTGTACCTGTTAATTCCGAAAATGAGTCTGTTGTACTACCTTCTGTAAATGATAAAGTTAATGTAGACGTCGTATTATCTTCAACAACTGAATCACTAATGCCTTTCACTACATTAAAGTATTTACAGTTAGTACTTAATACTAGACCTCTATATATAAACTCTTTCATTATTATTATTTTTATGCTAGTCTTAAACCACCTTTTAATTGATCAACTGTAGGTACGTGGTTATTAGCTGTAGTTATAGAATCACCACTAGTTACAGGAGTAGGGGTTACAGGTTTCTTAATTGCTTTCTGGGAGTCGTACATATTTTTATAGTCTATATTATTCTGTTGTGTTCTAAATCCACTTCTACCACCATAATCTTTGTAGAGATCATTTCTGAGTTGTGATTTACCTTTATTAATTGCTCCGACTACTTGATCCTTGCTCATACCCTCTTGGATTAAATTTTTCTGTGCATTAGCGATTCCGTATTCCTTAGAAGCAGACTCTACCATATTATTTCCACGTTTAGCAAGGAAATTACCGCCTCCTTTCCAGCCACCTGCAACTGTATTACCTAGTCTTTGCAACTGAACACCAGCTTGTCCGTAGAGTTTATTAGCTCCCATCTGAATAGTATTACCTAGCATACCTTTTCGAGCACCGTAGAAAGCACCAACAGTTCCAGCAACTCCTAGTGTTCCTTTTAAAATTTTAGAACCAGTACTACTTTCTTCTTCATCAAATTGTTTTTGTCTTACTATAATCATCTTTTTAACTTTCTAAAGGTTTTCCAGTTGCAATATCATACGCCCCTTTAGCAGCAATAATAGGAGCAGCTACAGCAGTTCCAGCAATGCCTAACTTAGTTATTCCTTTAGTTGCTTCCCAGGCTTTTCCAGCAGAAGTTAATTGTTGAGCACCTTTCATACCTGTAGCAGCGTTGGCCAGGTTTCCAAGTCCAACAAAGAAAATCTTACGTTTTAAAATAAATCTAGCCATGTATTATTATTATCATTATCTTAAATTAAAAAGAGGAAACCAACTACTAGATGTGTAATTGATTCCCTCTTTATTTTTATTCTTTTTTACTTAAGGAGTTTTTACAACTCAAAGAATTTATTAGATACCTGACTTGAAAGCAACACGCTGTACCAACTCTGGAGCTAGCATCTTAGTACCTTCCTGATAGTAGATACCTGCAGCCATCTGAGTAGGGTTAGCATAGTTACCGATTGTTGGAGTATCAGTCAATGGCATGTAGATACCACGTGCCAAAGGAGCCATCTGACCGTCTGGAGTCTTGTGGATAGCGTAGAATACTGCATCTGAACCATCAGCCTCGTTCTCATTAATATCTGTAGAACGAAGTACTGGAATACCATCATACCAACCGATAAGGTCATTGATGTAAGAGATCTTAGTATTCTTCTCGAACTTACCAATCATACCACCCTTCTGGAAATGATTTGAAGCCTTAGCACCAGCAACGAATGCAGTGATGTTTACACCCTTAACAGCCTTCTGAGCAAGAGCAGCCTCAACATCGATCAAGAATGCATCGAACAAGTCAACGCGTGAACGATAATCATAGAACTGACCTGAAATTGCTGCTGCAGCCAATGAGAATCCATTAGCAGTAGTTCCCATTGTATCACCTGTGTAACCCTCCTCTAGAGTAGAAACCAACTTGTAGTTAATACACTTAGTATACAACTCACGAAGCTTAGTGAACAAGAATGTTGCCATATCTGTGTTAGTAGCCTTCTTAAGTGCACCTAGAGAAGCGATGTTATACTCAGCAACTAGCATATCAGGTACAGTATTAAGACCAGTCTGCTGCATCTTAGCGATAACTCTCTTGTCATTTGCGTGAGAATTAGATGCACCATTAGTATTACATGGAGTACCTGTAGTATCCTCCTTACCGATGATTGTGATAGTACCAGTTGAAGCAGGGTTAGCTACTACTGTAAACTTAACAGTACCAGTCAAGTAGTTAATCTCTGAAGAAGTGATCTTGTTAGCGATAGCCATTAGAGATCCCTTACCATCATCAACTAGCTCATATGAGTTATTTCCATCAGCTACCTTTACACGAACTGTACCAGGGATGATCTTACGACCTGTAATAACCTGATAATCCTTAACGGCATTATCTGTACTTGGAGAGATCTCAGTTGTGAAACCACCCATAGTCTGAATATCCTGGTAGTTATCTGGTCCAAGGTTAGGAATGATTGAACGCATGTTAGTTACACCTAGAACGTCAAACCAGTAGAAAAGACCGTTTGGCTGATCAAAGTCACGCTCAATAGACATAAATCCTGCAAAAGAGCTAACATAAGAAGCTACTGATGCATTAAAGTACTGTGTAGACAATAGTGGAGTCTCTGAATAACCAGAGAAAGTCTTCTGTGAGTAATAACCTGGGAAGGCTTTATCAAGTAGAGAAGGCTGGCTATTGTAAACACCTTCCATCATCTCATCATTACGAGAGAACATCTTAGCGTACTCGTTTGCTCTGTTCTTTGCATCTGCAACAGATACTGAACCATGTAACAACATCTCAGACATAGCTGGAGTGTTCATGTACGTACTTCTATATTCTGAATACTGATTCATATTCTTTATTAATTTATTATATTATATTTTATATTTGTTTATCTTAAAATTTGCTAGCATTCATCCAACTAACTAGTGTATCACCGTTAGCATCTAGAACCTCTACTTCTGAGAACTGAGCCTCTTGCAAATCCTGCTCCTGTCCTTGAACTGGTGCCTGTTTTGCCTGAAGAATCTGATTTGCAGCCTCTTGTGCAGCTTGCTGAATTAAGTTAACTGCCTGATCTGCTGTATCCTCAATAACCTCTAGTGAAGGAGCTACTCCCTCTTGCTGTGCTGGATCTTCTACAGGAACTACATTACCCTGTGCATCCATACCGATTGGAGCTGGATTACCCTCTGCATCATATAGAGGAACGACTTCACCACCAACTGGACCACCTACAGACTCTGCGAAGAACTTCTCCATTACCTCATCACCAAGGTTTACATCCTGGTAATCAAGCTCTGAAAACTCTTTCTCATCTTCTTCGCCCTCTGCATCCTCTGAAACACGAAGTCCGTCAGTCAATCGATCAGCCTCGTCTTCGCTAATAGGAGTTACATCGATAGTTTCATCATCTAGGATAGCCTTTGTAAACTCTCCTGTCTCCTTATCCTCAATGATAGCAGTATCCTCGTTTACTGGAGTAATAATCTCTGAGTCATTCTCAATCTGCTCACCATTCTCAATAGCGTGCTCGATTTCTTTCTCGTCTGCTTCACCTGAGAATAGTCTTTGCTGATAAGCTGTTAATTCCTCGCTCTCTGAGAAGAACTTAGTTTGCTCCTCGTTTGTGTAGATATCTTCATCCTCCATCTCTGAGAATAGACTGTACTCAAGGTCTTCTAGATCCTCATCCTCAACAATGTCAGAGAAATATCTTTCATCGTCAAAGTAGTAATCGATGGCCTCTGAGAACTCTCTATCTTCCTCATCCTCATCATCATCCTCTACAACACGAACATCCTCTACTAGATCTTCAGCTTCCTCCTCTGAGATAGCCTTACAATCAAGCTCTGCACCATCTAGAGTGACCTTTGTGAATTCTCCAGTCTCCTTATCCTCAATTACAGCAGTCTCGCTATCTACCGGAGTAATGATTTCTGTGTCATTCTCAACTTCCTCACTGTTCTCAATAGCATACTCGATATCTTTCTGTGAAGCATCAATACCATTTTCTACCTCTGAGAATAAACGCTCCATATAAGATGTCTGTGCCTCTGCTGAATAGAACTTAGTTACAAAAATAGTGTGATCTGAGTACTCTGTTTGAACTGGCTCCTCAATATCATCTTCTGTTTCTGCACCTAGTGATTCTAGTAAGTTTGCAGCATATTCTCTAGCGTCATCAGGATTATCGAAAGCTTCAACACCCTGTACGCCATCTGCAGCTAGTTGTTCCATTAGTTCCTGTGCAGATTCTGGATCATACTCTGGTGCATCTACGATTACATGGTTCACTGGATCTACTCCAACAATGTGAATTGCATCATACTGCTCTTCCTCACTGAACTCTCTCTCGTCAGCACCATCCTTTGTTGTTAATTCATCAATCTCCATGTTTTCTCCGTCTAAAGTTACTCTTGCCTGATCTCCAGTTGACTTTGAAGTAACTACTACTGTATCATCATCAATTTTCTCAATCTTCAAATCTCCGACATTCGCAGTTTCCTCTGTCTCAATTACCTCTGAGAAAACTCTCTCGCAATAAGCCTGATCATTAAAAATTCTAAGTACAGCAGTATTATCAGTTGCTACACTGAACTCACGCTCATCACTACAGCTATCACAAGGAGCATAAGCATTCTCCTCAACTGTAGGCTCATAACCAGCTACCGGATTCAAACCACCACCTGGAACATTTGGAGAAATAACACCCGTCTCAAGATGACTCCATGCACACTCATCATCTACACCTTGCTGGATTCCAGGAGTTACACCATCACCTTCCGGATGTACGAACTGCTCAAGATTTCCTGTAGGCATAGCATAGAGGTCAAAATTGCCATCTTCAGCCTCTTGTGCGATTGTTACCTCACCATTATCTTTATCAATAACAGAGACGCTGCCATCTCCATTATCCTCATATCTAACTTCATCAGTATCAACAGCACCATTTCTCTGAGCATCCTGGATATCCTGTGCTACCTGTGCCGTTAATTCCTCATCACCCTCCTCTGTTGCAGAAAAGAGTCTAGACATAAATCTAGTCGTAATAGTATTTTTCATACTTCTTTGTTACTTTGTTTTTATTTGAAATCTTATAAAACATGCACACGATCACCATTGACCTGAATAATACCGTGTTTCTTCAGAAGATCCAAGATACCCTCAGGAGCATCTGGATAACGTTCTTCAATTGTTCTCTTGAAAGAAGGGTACTCCATGCTAGAACCTCCAAATTCAGCTCTCAAGTCTCCAAGTATACCTGAATCCTCTGCCCAATTTGATAAAGGTTCTGGGCCAAATCCATGTGCCTTCTTAATCATTACTATACTCTTAGGACACAAAACTCCTGAATCCTCTAAACCTCTGATGGCACGTAGTTTATCTATCTCAGGATGCGAACTACATGTAATCTCTGGGTCAAGGTCCATTACTTTTGTTACTGATACGATAAGTTTTGAGAATAGCTTAGCCTTTAGAAAAGCATCTGATGAAATATTTAGGTTTTCTCCATCAACATTTGCATAACGCTTCTCTATCAACTCATCCGCTGGTACTCCAAAAATCTTCTCTGCAGAGTCTAGTAAAATTGTCTTGCCTGAATATCTCTTCAATTTCAACTCAAAGTCATTACTAGGCTCACTAAAACTTTTCTGGAATTCTAGCTCTCTATCCTCTTTACCTTTATCTGAAAATAGCGAAATTCTCTCTGATACCGGATTACTTACCTCTGGAGAATCCACTTTTCTTACTACATTAAAATGAATTCCACCACACTTAGGGCATCTTATATTAGTAGTTGTTGCTCTACTCTCTATCTCAAAACCACAATCTGCACACTTTAATGTCTTTACTGTAGCTCCATCTGTTAGTGAGAATAATTTCCTACGAACAGGTGCAGATTCTGAAAATAGCTTTCTTCTTTGCTTCATTAATTCTCCTCCTCTTCGTTAATCTCTTCTACTACACTCGGACCAAAAACATAGTTCTGCAATGCCTTGATAAATTCTGTATATGCTTCAGTAATCTTGGTGTATCTATTCTTACTGATAGCACCAGTCTTACCTACTTCCTGTAATGCTTGACGATATGGTAGGAACATTGCTTGACATGCCTTTCTCACCTCTACTCCTAGGGCTCCTGCATTCAATAGAGTTAATAAGTTCTTTCCCTCTAGTACTAATGGAGTTACTACAGACATAATACTAAGAACATCACTAGCAAATAATGATTTCATAGTCTTCAATGTCTCTTCATCAATCTTATCTACTCCTCCTTGAGATCTAACAGCCTGTCGGTAATCTAGGATAAGTCTTCTAAATCTTTCACGTGGAGATAACTTAGCCACCTTTACTCTCTCGTTGACTGTCATTGCTGAGTATGTCTTCTCTTTCATTACACACTCCTCCTTGTCTGGAATTTCTGAAACTACTCCATTAGACGAGAATACCTTTGCAATCAACTTAGTAAAATGTCCATCAATCTTACTAGACTTTGGAACATTTATATCAAGAGAGTTAATATTACTGAAAGCTTTTACCTTAACTCCATCAAATTTGTAATCCTCAATATTAAGGTTTGTGATTTCTTTTTCTGAAAATTCACGTATATCTTCCTTATCATCAAAGACCTCTGTAATAGTTGCCTTCTTCCAACTTGGATTTAATGTACAGTCTATTCCCTTACAAGCAACAAACTTCTTTAGAATATCATTACCAGATCCAGAATTAGAATCCCAATAACCAACGATAACTGCTGAAACTCCTGGAAGAATTCCCTGCTTTAGCATTCCCTTGAGTCTACGAATATTCTGAATCGCATAATCATCCATACCAGCCTCATCTAGGATCTTTATAATTCCCCAAAGCCAGCCATCCTCTATAAACAAGTCTTCAATATAGTGTGTAGGTGCTGGAGCTTTCTCACCAACAATGATAAGTGAATCATCTTTACCTACTGTTTTTTGAAGTGTAGATGCAGACTCTGGAAAATTAGCTTGGATAGATCTACAACGATGTGTTAAGGATCCAACCATCTTATGCATTTTGAGAGCTTCCTGACAATCCTCACTCTTTAAATACTCCTCCATCACGTTAAGTGGAACTATACTACCATCGCTGGCAGGGACTCCATTCACGGAGAGTATTTTACATTTACATCTCATATACTTCCTCTGTTATAATTTTATTAATCAATTCTATATCATCTCTGCCTATGCCCAGGGAATACCAACGTGGAGGTGTGATATATTAATTCCCCATATAGAGAAGGGAAAAACCAAGTCTTCCCTATCTCTATTTATAAATTAGTCATTATTCTTCTTGTTCTTGTAGTAGTCGTAAGCTTTCTTAGCACCAACTCCAGCACTTGCACCAAGAGCTAAAGTACCAGCACTTGCACCGATAACCTTAGCCTTTCCAGCATTACCACTCTTCCAAAGTTTAGCCAAAGCTTCCTCTTTTTCATTCAAGTATCCAGCTGTCTTCTTCAAACGAGTTTTCATAAATTCATCTCTAGCTTTAGAAGCCTTATTGAATGCCTCATCACCATAACTAGCATTAACAAGAGCATTTTTCTTTCTAGCTGCCTTCTGAATACCCTTACTAACACCGTAAGCAGCTCCACCTATACCAGCTACAGAACCAGCACCGATAGCACCAGCAATAGCAAGACGCTTCTTATCAGCAGGAGATGCATTCTCAACGATATCAACAGCCTCCTCTAGTGCATCCTCATCCTCAGAATAAATTCTCTCCTCAAGATTAGCTAAGTAAGCACTATACTCACGCTGTGCCTCAGCAGCCTCCTCAAGAGCCTCAGCAGCTTCTTCAGCCTTCTTTGCTTTCTTACGTAGATAAAGTGCAGTTGGGATAGCTACAGAAGCGACAGCAGTAGTTCCAGCGATAGCACGATTACCCCACTTAGATTTAGTAGCGTTATTACCTTCCCAGAATTCCTTACCGTAGTTCTTTGCCTTATTACCGTATCCCTTAAGCTTATCTAGAACACCTTCAGCGGCCTTCTTATCCTCCTCAGCATACATCTTCTCATTCAAACGTGCATTATAACCAGCACTGAAAGCTCTTTCCTCAATAGCGGAAAAAAAATCTTCGTTATCAAAATAATTTTTCATTGTATTTAAATTGATTTATTTTATTTTATTCTCTAGTTTTAACCCTGCTGTTTTAGTGGGTTAAATATTCTATCATTCTCATTTTCACTTTGAGTATTCTCCGTACCAGTAGTGAATGTCTTTTCTTTTAGCTTTTCCATGACTTATCTAATTTTTCATAGGAACAGGAGGAACAACTGCAGAAGGTCTCTTGAATAGCTGAACATTTTTTACTGCAGTCGCTTTTTCCGCAGCTTTAAGTTTAACTAGATTCCTTTCGGCAGCTATTTGTTTCTGTACTGCTAATCTTTGGTTTTGCATACCTTGCCTTTGTTTAGCTCTGGCCTGGTGAAGAGAATTCTGTTGTGCCATTCTCATCATGGACGTATTCAACCTAGACTGCTTCATGCCCTCTAGTTGCTGACTTCTTTGCGTAACTAGGTTCGTTCTCTGTAAAGCCATCTGAGACCTTTGATTAGCGGCAGCAATAGCAGGTGTAATTTGTCCTCCAAGTTTTCCAACAACTGCGAAAAGCTTAGGTCTAAAGATTATCATTACTCCTCTTTCTTTTTATTCTTATTCTTGAAGTGTTCGTAAGCTTTGGTTCCAGCATAAGCACTACCACCAATGAGCGCCATATACTTTGCTATACTCTTCATCTTACCGATACTCTCGAGTTCCTCTGGAGTTAGACCTCTTTCAGCCATATACTTTAGAGGTTTTCCACCTTTCCGAACTATCTCCTTCTGCTTTTTATCTAGATGCTCCGCTAATTTTGCAGAACCCCAACCAGTACCGCCAAGAATACCTACAGCACCACCACCAGCTTTTAGTCTGCTAGCAATTTCTTCGTTCTCTTGATTTCTCTGTTCGTCACTCATAATTTTATCTTAATTTACTATTGTCACCTTGATTATCGTTATCTAGTGGTGGAATAAGTTGAATCTGTGAAGGGTCTAGATCAATTCCCATACACTGCTGATTAAACTTAGCCTGAATAACCTGTAAATAATTCTTGATAGTCTGCTCTGTTATTAAATTCGCTGTATTTGGATCTATATCTCTAATCAAATTCTGGACATAAATCAACCAAGCTCTAGGGTCTACAAATGGAATCGCCTGATCTAGGGTTTGAAGTGAGTTTTGTAATATATTTTGAATTCCTTGTAGTAACGTACTGATCGAATCTGACTGATTAATCTGATTGTTATACTCTACACTGGTCTTCTCACATATATGTAACTTGATAAAAGATGAATCAAGTCTTTCTCCATAAAGCTTCTCGTATATATTCTGAACAAGTGCTGTAACTGAGTCCTTAATTCCTGAGATATACATTGAAACTCTACTATTAGCTCGCTCTGATTGCTGTAATATCTGCCACTTATTTCCACTCTGAACGTCAGTAATACTAGATGGTAGACCTAGTGGAGACAGTATCCCTGCTCTACATTGATCTAAGGTCTGCATTATCTCTAATAACTTATCTGATAATTTATCTAGAGGTAACATAGAATTCTTTCCACCTAGCGTAGAATTATAATCTGGAACAAATTTAGCAGACTGACTTAAGGTATTCTCAATAAAACTAACTGCATCAAATTGAGAAGTTAGAAAAGAGGCTAGTTCATTTGTGTTATTCGCTAGTTTAGTAGCCTTTGCACATAACTCATTAGCACTCTCCATTGGAATTGACTTATCTACTTGTAAAAGGAATATTTGAACACTAGATAAATCCCTTAGTGAAATTAATGAAACTAGAAGCTCTTTAATAATTAATTCCTTTATTTTTAATATTAAAGAATAAAGAAGTGGTTCACTAGAAAAGTAAGACTCTTTCCTCAGAACTTTATCGCGATTAGTTTCTCCATCTTTTCCTAGTTTCGGATTTCTTTGTTGTTCTTTTCTTCTCTCTTTCCAACCTTCCTCTAAGTCATTCAAAAGTCTTAAGTTATTCTGAGCTAGATAGATAACTTCATTTGCAGGAATCTCATACAAAGTTCCATCATCACCTTTTGCCAGATAAACTTCATTAACCTCCCCAGTCTTTAAATCTCTTTTTAATTTTCTTACTACAGACACTGGATCTACTATTTCTTCCACCTTAAACGTAATATGTCCAGTATCATTTCTGTCAGTACTCAACATACTATAATAAGATCCATAGTATATGTAGTCCTGAATATGCATCTTTATATAAGAGAAAATATTTATATCCTTTGTTAATATATTGTTTATTCTCTCTGTCGCATTATTATTGTTATTTCCATCCTGATCTAAGATTGTAAGAATTTGTCTACCATTTCCATCATCAGTTAAGAAATTTACAACATAATCTGCATAAAAGTTTGTAGCTAATTTTGCAATATCTACCAGCTGATACCCCTTTAACTCTGATATTCTTTCGTAAAATCCAGATAATAAGTTTGAAGGGGATGCATTACCTAGGATTGGACTCTTTCTATCTGATGAAAATAACTTAGATGCTGTAGTCCCGATAGGTGAATATCCTCTACCTCCATTATTATAGACATTACTTCTGATTGGTACTCTAGAGTTTCCTACTGCAAAAGAGCCAAACATTTTTTCAAATATAGTTTCTGGTTTTTTCATAATTGTTCTATTATTGTTCACCTATAAGAACCTCTTGAAAAAAACTATACTATTTTTAGGTGGTTTTATACTGATTGTAGGCTTTCTCTAGCTTCTCATCATACTTGTTCTGCTTATATCCACTCCCATTGTATACTCTAGCAAAAGAAGCCCAATCCTTAGCTTTCAAGTACTTCACCATTCCAGTATTCTTTAAAAATTCTATACCTAGGATGAACTGAGAAAAACTATCCTTACTCATTAACTCTACAAACTCTCCGATAGTCTTACATCCACACTTGGCATAATTATTTCCCATGATCTGATACATACCCCATGATGCAGACTTATAAGCAGCGTTAATATTTATCTTCTTGGCTAATTCTAATCTATCCCATTCTCCGGTTCCACCTTTATACTTAGTTCTATCCCAAGACTTATACAAAACATTACTCCAGGCAGAACCATACTTCTCAGGGGATATTCCAAGTTTCTCTAGTTCTTTCCAAAATACATGACCTTCGAATAATATCTGTGGCTTTCCATTACTACAGAATCCACCTTTTCCTCCAGTCTCTACCTTCTGAACTGCCTTGAGAACCGCTGACTCTATACCTAGGAGATTGGAGAACAGGTCATAATCCAAGTCACTAATCCCTGAACCATCCTTGTTATCCGAGTGAACCTTATTTCTGTAATCTATTAATAGCGACTTCCATGTATTATAACCAACCCATCCATCTACTACTAATCCCTTAACTCTCTGATAACTCTTTACTGCTTCATCCAGGTTTCTATCAAATTCGAGTCTCCCTGGAACACCTAAGAGCTTACATAATAGTTCTAGGTCTTTCCCTTTCTTTCCTAATTTTAAGTCTTCCATAATATTTCTCTCCTTCCTTAACTTCTTCCACCATTTCTGGCATTTGTTCTATAATCCTGAAGAGACTTTCCATGATAATAAGCTACTCCAGCAACACCTCCTAGAGCTAATGCACCCCTACCTAAGGCTCTGGCATTCTTGAAGTGTGTTAGTGAATCTGCAGTTTTTCTTACAGACCCAGGGAGTTTATCTATCACCTGCTTCGTCTTGTCACTAATCTCTGGTCCTAGCTTAGTTTTCAGTTCCTTAATTCCCTGTTCACTCCAGTCTCCAGCATTATTCAAGATAGTACGATTAAGATCTGCTCCCTTATTCAAGAATCCCCAATATTTCTGTGCTCTGTCTATTGTAGAAAACTTAGTATTATTATAAAAGCCTTCACCCTTCTTTACTAGGTCGACTGCTCTATCTCCTAATCCTAACTTAACTATTCCACCAAGCTTATTATCTATACTATCTCCACCAGCCTGTATCAGTTTCTTTATCTCTGCTCTAACTGTCGGATCATTTCTAAGTTTTGCTAATTCTCCAAGATCTTTTCCAACTTCTACTACACCTTTTCCTGCTCTAGCTCCTTCGATCAAACTTCCACCCGCCAATAAAGCAGTACCCGCTAAACCAACTTTTCCAAGATTTGTAGTAGTATTAGCAATATTACTATCAACCTGTGAATAATTATTCTTATACTGATTGACAGTATCTCTATCTTCCTGTAATTTTTTCTTTTGTTCGATTCGTCTCCTTATTTCCTCTTTACTAGTGGGGGGGGGGAGCTGAGAATCTCTTCAATCTTATAATCATCCTTGTTTATTTTTATTATCCAGGTACTTCTTTACTCCATAACCAAGTCCACCGATAATAGCTCCACCAATAGCCGCTCCTCTAGCTGATGAATGACCCTTTACTAGATTTCCTTTCTCTTGTAATATCTGAGCTGATTCTTTACCTATCTTACGCTCTCCGATTCCTAGTTTCTTCTTTATCCAAGATCTATTATCTAGCTTTTCTTGCTGTTCTTGTGCAATCTTAGCTATATCCTCGGCTGTCTTTATCTTAACTCTATTATTATATCCAGTCTTAATAGCGTAACCTAGTCCAGCTCCCGCACCGGCTGCTCCAAGCCCTCTCATTAACTCTTTATTACTAGATTCTTCTCCTCCCGCTTCAGTAAATACCTTAGTGCTAGAGCTTGAATATGAATACCCAGAACTATTATAATCAGGAGCTTTCTTCTCAAAACTTTCTTCGTGACTTAAACCATCTCCATTATCAATCAGCTTAGTCACTTTCTTTCTCTTTATAATCATCCTACAATTCGTTTTCTTAGTTTATCATTCAATTCTCTCTCTCGTCTGTCAGCATTTTTTCCCTTGACATACTTATAGGCTCCATAACCAAGTCCAGAAGCTGCAATAACTCCGCCTCCGATCTTAATAGACTTTCCATGTTTCTCCCATACATCCTTGGCTAATTCTTTTCCTCGATTGTATAAAGAATTCTTAGCAATAGCCTCATTTTCTTTACTCAATGTCTCTTTAGCCTTAGCCTTCAAACCTTCTCTCCAAGTCTCATATTCCTTGATTAATCCCTGGTCTGACTTGTAAGTATTCCAATCTGCAAACTTACCATCACTACCTTTCTTATAACCTTTTACCTCCTCTAAGAACTTGGAAAAATCTTTAAAATCTAGGTCTGCAAAAACTTTTCTCTTTAAAATATACGTTGTCATAATCTTTACTTTATTCCACTATCTCTCTTGAATAATGCTAAAAACTCCTCAACAGTCTTCTTACTCTCTTCACTTTCCATCGTACTATCCTTCTTACTCTCACTGATCTTCTTCAATATCTGATCTGAATCCTTGATAGCCGTAGATTCATATAGAGTGTTAAGCTGATCTATATATAGCATTAACTTCTCTACTATCAAAAACGTATCTGCCGGTGTAAAAGAATTAGCATCAAACATTCTCTCGGGCTGTGTAGCATAATCTATAGCCTGTACAAGTTTATTAATCAAGTGTAGTAATATGATAGGTCGGATTGTACGAAAAACCTCTGATACATAAAGCTCTAAAGTCTTCCTAGTCTCCGGATCACTCACATTTACTAAAGTCTTTGATAAATTAGTAAAGTCTATCTGTAAATTAGTGCCATATTCTTTATTATAATTCGAGAAAACATCATTAAGGGCATTATTCATTTCTATAGCCTTCTGCTCTTTCTGATTCTTAGCTAATGAAGATGCGTCTAATATTAAGTTTTTCGCAGCTTTCGGAATAGACGGTGCAGAAGAGATTATTCCTTTTAGGTTCAAATCATCATCACTCTCACTATCTATTACTGTTGCTTCTTCTACCCCTGAACTCTCTAGTATTGACCTCTTGAATTCTGGATCATCGAACGGATTTACACTATCTAGCTTCATACTATAATCCTCCCTTTATTTGTTAATCATAAGTAAGGCAACATTTATAAAAAACAATAAAAATATATCACCCGTCTTATAATAGAGAAAAACCTATAATACTATAATACTATGATAATATTAAGACAAAACATATACTCTAGTAGACCAGCCGGATATAATGCTAGAGGATTCTTGACTAATCCAGTATTAGCTGATGATAGTACTCTTGATTTTACTATTGATAGCTATGAACAAAATAAAAAATACTGGAAAAAGAATAAAAAGTCTGTAGAAAGCTTGATCGGAACTATAAAGACAGGTATTAATGCGGGGATAGCTAAGAAAGAAAAACGTAGAAGAGAGAAGATGAGAGACTCTATAGATACCGTTAAAGAAAATATCGAAAACTGGAAAGAAAAAACCTTTGCTAGAAAAGATTATGAAGGTCTTAGTCTGATCGAAAAATATGTACTGAAGAAAAGAAGAAGTAATCTAGCTAAGAAAGTAAAACAGGAAAGGAAAGCAGTTTTTGAAGACATACAGGAGCTGATTAAAAAAGAACATGAAATAATTGATAAAGAATTTAAGGAAGCTGTTCAAAGAATTCAAAACTCAGCAATAGATCAGGAAACTAAAAATAAATATATACTCAATAAATCTAAACAAGTTGAAATAAGAAAGAACGGAGCTAAAAGATATTATACAGACAGAAGGTATAGATTGTATAATATATACCAGAATGAACAATTAGTGGAACACCCTAAGCTAAAACATAACTTAACTCCAATAGAAAAACACAAAGATAAACTAGTAAAAGTTGCTGGTGTAGGAGGTATAGTGGGGGCTGTTAAACTAAGTCAACATAATAACTATGTTAATAATAATCTAAGAGAAATATGATATGAAGAAAAATAATACAACACAAACAGAGGATGAAAAAAGGTATCTGTCATCAGGCTATAAGATAGGTAATGCTGCAGCTACCTCTGGATTAGTTGGTTATGGACTTTATAGAGCTGGTAGATATGATAGAGTAAAATTAGCGGCAAAGTTATCAAAGTTCCTCAGAGAAAGAAAAAATAAGATAAAGATAAGCCCTAGCCCTACTAAACCAACTACTAATCTTACAGAAAAACTAGGAGTAAAAAACGCAAACTCTACTTTAGGCAAGATTACTCAGAGAACTATAAAATATGCTCCGGGGGTTGGTAAAACTGTATTAACTGGTCTAGGAAGATTAGCAGAAGCCTCTCATTGGACTAGAAAAAACTGGAAACATGGAGGAGTCTTAGGAAAAGGTAAAGTACTAGCAGTCGGATCTATTCTTCCAGGGGCTATAGGAGTTAAACAGGTTGCTCTAAGACACTACTATGATAACAAAGATAAAAAGAATGGTGGAGTTCATAATTATCAAGAGTTTACACCGGGACAGGAAGAACTAGTAAGGGGTAGAAAATTCACTCAAGGTCATGATGCTAAGAAAAAAGCTATTGCCGGAGGAGTGATTGGAACTGGACTAGGAGCCGCTGGAATATACGGTGCTGCTAAGATATCTAAACTACCAGGGAATGTATTAAAGGGAAGTAGAAAAGTTATAGATGCAGTAGCTGAAATCTCTGATGAAGTCAATGCAAGTAAAAGAGCCTCCTATATTGATAAAGGGCTTGCTAATGTTTTCGGACCAACCGCTAAAATTACAAGACGTTTTATCCCGGACTGGTTAATAAAATTGGCAGAACGCAAACCTAAACAAGCAATGCGTATCCAAGAATTATTTACCGGAATTGATACTAGGAGATATAATAAGATTGCTAAGATAGGTTCCAAGATGGCCGCTAGATGGAATAGAGGTCTTGGTGGTAAAGCTGTTGTTGCTAGTGCTGCTATGGTCCCAGGAGTTGTTTTAGGAGGTGGATCTTATGCTACTTCTAAGATAATGAATGGTGGTGCTAAGGTAGATGGTGAAAGTAAAAATAAAAAACACATCATAGCCCTAAGTAATATAGAATCTTCGAACGGTGCAGAAACTAGTAGAGTCAGAGGTTCTATCTTAGGTTTCAGAAGTAATAACCCACTAAATATTGCAGCCGGACAAGTTAGTGGTGCAGTCGGAGGTAGAATCGGAGCTAAAGCAGCAAATAAAGCAGACCAGGAAGGAAAAGGAGATGAATCTATACTTAGGAATGCTACACGAAGCGGTAGATTAACTGGTACTGTAAGTGGAGCCGCTTTAGGTACTGCCGCTGGAGCATTGTGGGCTAAAGAGCGTTATAGATTCGACCTAAGTAAGTTAAAGAGTGTATTATTTAGAGGTCTAACGGGATATACGAGTACTAGAGCATTATCAAGAGCTGTCCCTGGAAGTGAAGTAGCTAGTGTAGGGGCTGGTTTGGTTAGAGGTGCTAAGAATGCTTTAAGAACCGGTGAGAGAATAGGTTTTGTAGTTCCAGGTTATAAAGATCAGGCTATAAAAGATGCAGCTATTCGTGGAGGTATTGCTACTGCTATTGCTGGTGGTTTGGCTGGTGATAGAGCTGCTTATATAAATACTAAATCTAGACTCGATGCAAGACGAAATACAGAAAAAGATATCGCAGAAGGTAAAACTAATGCTATCACTTATAAAGCCGAATCAAGAAAGAAGAGATTAGAGAAGGAAGAAAATAAAAAGCCTATCGGAAAATCTATTCTTACAGGCTTGGGGGTTGCTGGCGGTACTGGTCTTGGAATGTCTGTCTTAAGTGATTATTCTAAGAACTCTGATTGGTTGGATAAGATAGAAAGAACTTACCAGAAATATAGAGATTCTAAAGTCGGTAATTGGCTATTCGGAAAAGATAGAAGACAACAACTAGAAAATCGAATAGAAGATGCAGGAGCTTGGATTAATAAGAACTGGGAAAGACCTGGAATAACCGGAAAATTAAAAGTTCTTAAATACCCTGTTGGCTTAGGTGCTGCTGCTGGAACTACTTACTATATCAAAAAGAAACGAGATAATAAGAAAGACCTTGAATATTACAGAAACTTGGAAAAACACTATGATAATATTAAGACTAAAGACATTCAGAGAAAAGGTTCCGGAAGACATAGCTAAAGAAGGTAAAAAGTCAGGAGTAATTCAGAAAGATAAACACGGAAGCTGGAGAATAATTTCCTATAAACAATCTCAACCTGAATTCTGGAACGCTCATTATGATTCTAAGGCTGATGCGGAAGCTGCTTTAGGGGCATATCACGCTAATAAACACTAAAAAAAAAAATATAAACAGCGATAGGTACTAACATTACGTCGGTATCTATCCTGCTTTTTTTTTCTTAATCTTTCTTTTTTACTAACTTAAATGCATGAACTCTTTTACCTTTTATTGTTATTTTACTATCCTTTATTTCGAAATACTTAGTAATATTAACAGCTTTAGGTGTAATAGTTAATCCAAAGTCTTTGTAGATTTCAGCTAATTTTTCCTTTATAGACTTTAATGTATAAACTTCTCCTTCCAGAAATTCACTATATATTTTATTATTGATATCCTCTATACTGCCTTTAATTGTAAATAAGTTTTTATACTCCTTTTCAATTACAGTACTACAATAACCATTAGCTCTACATCTTTCTGGGCCTAAAGTTGTATAATAGAATTTGTAATTTATTGGAATTTGATCTAGGATAATACTAATCTCTTCACTATTAAACTTTCTTTCGCATAATAGCTTCATTTTAAAATAAAAGGTTGGCTGTTCTTCAAACTCTTCTAAGAAATTTAAGACTACACTATTTTCTATATCTACTGAACAATCATCTAGGTTACCTTCAGTAAAACTTTTCTTAAAATCCTCTATACTGAAGATAGTCCTACCTATTTCCTTAATATACTTATCTGAAGTAGTTTTATATAATGTAAGTAACTCTTTCATATTAAAACTCTCTGGAACTACTTGACGATTATAGAACTTACAAAGAATTGATTTTATGCCAACTTTAATCTCTTTAAATTCTTTTGTTACCTTTCCTGTAATGTCCCTAATGAAATACGTAGGTTTAGCCGTTCCAAATTCTTGTTCTAATGACTCTACAGTGGGGTGGGTTTTAAAAAAGTCTATAATCTCTCCACTATCATCGATAAACCACTCTTTTCTATATACTAAGTAATTTTTAAACTTATAATGTAGTAATTTCTCTTGATCTTGTGTACCTCCTGGAATTTTATATAGTAGGTCACAATGAGGATTATGAAGATAGTAATTATTTAATCTATTTTTAAACACCTTATCCTCTGAATAGCCTATCTTTAAGAATGACTTTATCTTATTATCATTCTTATCTCTTCCTACACTTTTAATTAAATAAATCATAGCTTCTTTTCAATTTTATAACCATTAACTCTTATTTTCCCTTCGTTTATTTTACACACTTTAATCTCGAAAAACTCCTCTAGATCTGTGGCTTTTGGAGCTTTCATTATTCCAAGATCTGAATATATTTTTCCAAGTTTTTCTTTTATTTCTTTTCTTGTATATGATTCTCCAACCGTAAATTCACTAAAGACTTTACTAGATCGATCACCAACTTTAAAAAGATCTTCAAACTCTTTTCTAATTTTTGTAATATTATACCCAAGTGCTCTACAACGTTCTGGTCCAATAGATAGAAAATAATTTTTATAAGATAATGGTACTTGATCTAATACTACATTCATCTCATCTTCACTTAGGTTAACCTTACTTTCACACAAGAATTTCATTTTGTCATTAAAATTTTGCCTATCCTCAAACTCTTCTAAGAAATTTTTTATCTTTGAACCTTCTGCAACCAACCCTTGATTAACTAAAGTATTGAAGACAGTAAATCGGTCTTTATAATCAATCTGCTGTATATCAAAAGCTCTCTGTTCTGCAATCTTTACTAGGTTATTAAAAACTGGGAACATATCTTTTCCAGAATGTTCATTGATAGCTACGTAGTCATCTTTATAATTAGAGGCAATAGTATCTTTTCTATACTTCTCAGTTAGCGTGTGTTTTCCTGGAGCTAGATTATATATCTCTAATAATTCATCAGTCTTTTTTAACTTAACATTGATATAAGCATTAAATTCATCTTGTGTCAGTTTCTTAGTTCCTATCTTATAATAAAACTCAGCTCTATTTTTCCAAGGATTCTCATTTAACCTTTGTCTACCTAGAATTTGTGGAAGATCTAGAGAGATATCAACGGCTAATGTTTCAACACTTGCATCACTTAGTATAACTGTCCTAGCATTAGTTGAGTAGAAATCAGCTCCTAGGTAAACTGTTCTTGTGCAAAAAGTGAACATCTTATGAGGCTGACCTTTTAACGGAACTTTACCTATATCCCACTTTTTTCCTAATCTCTTTTTTAATTTCTTTTTATTATCTGGAGTATTAGCCACTAAGATATTACACTGTTCTGGTTTTAATTCACACTTCTTTATAATTCCAATAATATTAACTACTGAATTTACATATATACAAACTTCCTTAGACTCAATAGTTTGTATATTTCCTTGTTCATCCCTATAACTAACACTTTCAAACTCCCCCTTTAGATATTTATTAATAATTTCATAAGAAGGTTCATTTACACTTCTACAGGTTCTTACTTTCAAGTCTGGTTTAAGTACTCTACAAGGATCCTCACTTTCCCAATCTAGTTCAATGTATGGAAGATTCTTAAACTCATCAACTTGTTCCAGATATCTCTCTATCATAGGTGTAGCAGATATAAAACTAACTTTTTGTAATCCATGTAAGTGACACATAAAAGAAAGTTCCGTATCTGATTTAAACCTAGAGTCCGTAAAAATACTCTGAAACTCGTCTATAACTATTCTAAAATTCTTTATCTGATTACCAAGAGTTTCTTTTACTAATCTGAATGAATCATATGTAACTAGAATTTTTATAGGTTTTCCCTCACAATAACATTGATCTACATAGGTTTTTATTTGAGATTTTAAAGTTTCAATTATTTTTATTCTTTTTTCTTCAGCAGTTATATCTACTCTTTTAGTTGGAATCTTTACAGAACTTTTTGTTAGCTTTTCTAGATCTTTATCTACCGATTCATCTTGATCTAGTTCATTCTTAACGTATAAAACTTCTTTAAGATGCTGTCCTTCTTTATTCTCTAATAATATTTTTCTTGGAGAACAAAGAATAATGTCTTCAGGATTGGTTAGACAATACTCTGTAAAACCACAACCTGGGATTTTCTTATCAATGATACATGGGTAATCTGGAATAACAAAGTCCTTCCACTCACTCATAAATCTTACGCCTCTCGGCACCTTTATATTACTTTTATTCATTGTGATAAACTGTTAAATTTTGTTAAAATGTCTAATAATTTCTCGCTAAGGGAGGCGAAGCGTCCCTAAGTGTAAAGTAATAATTGATTAGCTACTGTTCATATAATTTCTTTGTTTTATAAAAATTTATTTATCATTATTAAGAGTTTAATGGGAATAAATCAGCGAAATTGTCTAATTTAATGGACAGAATTTACTCATACCTAATAAAAGATATACCAGAAAAAAAATTAGACACTTTAATTTTCACCTCTCAAAACCCCTAAAGTGGTTTTAAGCGTGTTCTTTTTCTCTAATAATCAATCTTTCCTAAAGTCAACATTGATTATTGATATCCTTCGGATAAACATAATAAGAGAGATATAAGGGGAATAATAAACACCCTCCGGGGGTTTGTTCAAGTTCTCACCATCGGAGCGACCTGGGGACGGGAGTGGAGATGGGAGGACGCTACGCCTCCCGCAGCGACGAAAAATAAGACAAATCTCCTATCTTTGTAGGATAATAAAAAGTAGTTTTATGATAATTTTACATTCAATCAGTTTATTATCGTTAGTTGCATTCTTAGTGTATATCATATGTTTTTTGTGTAGATATAGAGTAATTCCGCAGAGCTTATCAGTAACTGCAGAATGGTCAGGGAGATATAGATGGTGGCAAGTAACGATATGTAGTGTAATGGGTTGGTTAAGTTATTATTTTCCGACCATCTATACATTTCAAGATTTTAGTTTTTGGCCTATCTTAGCATCTGCCGGATTGGGGGGATTGAGTTTAGCTGGGTATTATAGTTATTTTCCAGGAGAGGAGAGTAAACGAGATCTGGTTATACATAAAGTAGGTTCATTTACAGGAGCCATATTAATTTGCCTATTCTATCTCATCGGCCTAGGAAAATTGTGGATATTACCGATCTTAGGAGTATGTTTAGTTCTTGGGTTGGTAATAAAGGGAAGTAGGTTAGGATATTCTCAGAGCAATTCTATTATATTTTGGGAAGAGCTTGGAATAATAGGTATAATAGGAAGTGATATTGTTTTTAAATTTATAGAAAGTATATAATATGATACAATTTAGATTAAAAGTATTTGGAGAGAATAGTGAGGAAGGCAAGAAGAGTAATACTAGAGCTGGATTAGAGGCTTTAGGTTTGAGTGCTGGAGTATTAGGTTCTCTTGGAGTAGGTTATAATCAAGGTAAGAAGTCTTTTGAGAAATATGTAGATAAGAAGGGTGGAGAGAGTTATACATCATCCAAGCAAGCCTACAATAAGTCTACAGAAAATCTAGAAAGAGCTAAGAAGGAGTATGAGTTTTTAGAGAAGAAATTAGGAAAGGATAAGATTTTGAAGGGTATAGGAGAGAATAATGCACAAGAGATCCGTAACCTAATTGAGAAAAACAAGAGTGGAGTAGAAACTTTGAAGAAATCTACAGAAGAATTAAAGAAAGGATACTTAAGTAATCGAGAGAAAGTACTTGGAAAAGATCTTGTACTAGAGAAGGGTATTGGTAGAGGATTACTTAAGGGTAGTGCAGTTGCGGGAGCGGGATTACTAGCTACGTATGGTGCCAAGAAGTTATATGATGGTAGAAAGAATAAAGAATAAATAAGATAAAGAGAGAGATTAGGGATAGTCTTTCTCTTTTTTTTCAACCCGCCCAATTTCTTATAATTAGATGATGATAAATAAAAATAAATAACTAAATGATAATTAAATTTTATTTTTCTAATTATATAAAAATTTTAAACAATGGAGAATAATTATTATTTTTTCAAGGCAGTTCAGATGAGAAAGCACATTAGACTAGTAGCACTTCCAGGCCAGACTTTAGGTGAAGAAGGAATAGACTGCACAAAGACTATCAAGATTGGTGGAAAAGACGTTGAATCTATTGCTAGTGAGCTTTCGGCGGGAAGTATTTATTATGCTATCAACGACAATCTACTAAAGTGCACTAAGAGATGTAAGGAAGGAAATTTCTATTATTCTGTTAACATTAATGGTGTACTAGGTGAATCTGCAAGTGAAGAAGTTCAGAACGCCTACAAACGACTAATGATGGGTTGTCCATTTGTAGATGAGGTGGAATCAAAATCAACAACAACGCCTAAAGCTAAAGTTTCTACATTCTTGGATGAGTTGATTAGTGATGTTACTCTACAGGCTCCATCATCAAAGAAGGATGGATTTTACATGTCAAGTGGAGATTGGAACTTGCTTGTTAGAAATATTAAGAAGAGTGTTAATACTATGATCATTGGTCCTTGTGGTGTTGGAAAGACTACTGCAGTTAAAGAGGCTTGTGATAGATTAGGAAAGAAGTTGTATGTATTTGATATGGGTTCTATGATTGATCCTATATCTAGTTTGCTTGGAGTACATAGACTAGAAGGAGGAAAGTCTGTATTTGATTATGCGGAGTTTACGAAAGCTATTCAGGAGCCATGTGTAATTTTATTGGATGAATTATCACGTGCACCACTAGCAACCAATAATGTACTATTTCCATGTCTAGATGATCGTAGAAAGTTGAGTATTGAAGTAGCATCTAGTGAAGATTGTAGAGAGATTAAGGTTCATCCAGAGGTTTGTTTTATTGCTACAGCTAATATTGGTTGTGAGTATACTGGAACAAATGCGATAGATAGAGCTCTTCTCAATCGATTTATGCCACTAGAGTTAACATATATTCCTGTAAATGAGGAGATTGATGTATTGACTACTAGATGTGGTATTGACAATGCTACTTCTCAGTTGATTGTTAAGATTACAAATAACATTAGAAGTTTAGCAATGAAGCAGCAGATTTCAACGAGTCTAAGTATTCGTGAGTCATTAATGGTTGCTGAGTTGATTCGAGATGGTTGGAAACTTGGAGATGCACTAGAGAGAGTTTACCTACCGTTATTCGAAGGAACAAAGACTGAAGGTGAGAGAAGTGTAGTATTTAAAGCTATTGCATCATATTAATATAAACTTTATGAAAAAATTCTTTAAAGATCATGGTAGTAGTAGTGGGACTGGATTTTCTAGACCTACAGTAACTACACCTTCTTACTCTACTTATTCCTATTCCTATCCATCTTATAGCTATGATTCAATCTACGATAGTGATAGTTATTATTACAAGAGTAGTACATCATCTAGCTTAGGATGGGGAAAGAATAGATTCATGGAGAGTGTTTCTAAGTTCTCATTTCACGGAAGAAGTCTTAGTGATGATGTTAGAATCTATGAACTACTAAGTAAAGCGATCAATGACACTAAGGTCTTGATAGATATCCTAGATCTTCCGAAAAAGGTTGAAGTTGTGCTTAGACCAGAGTATTTCAAGGAAGGTAAGACTATATTTGTTCCGACGGATATAATAGATGATAAAGAAATTGCAGAGGATGATGTAATTTTGACTATTTGTGGTTATGGTATTCATGAAGCAGCTCACTTAAAATATACTACTGATCTAAAGCATTATAAGAAGTTTAAGAAAGATATTGGAAAGGAGTGGCGTAGTGAATGTGATGACTCTAGGAAACTAATTAATACTCTAATAGATCTGATAGAAGATGTTAGAGTGAATAATTCCTTGCTTCAAGATAGAGCTGGATTGTATACCTTTATAGAAAAACTAAATGACTATAAGTATAACGGTCTATTAAAAACTATTTCGTCTAAACTACCGGAAGGAATTCGAGGTTTTATTATAGGAGCGATATCTTTGATAAGTTTTCCAGATAAATTTGATTCCAGCCTAGTAATAGGAGAGGAATACAGGAATGCTCTAGACTCTATTCGTGATATTCTAGGGAAAGCACCAAAAACTTCCTTAGATTCATGTTTTATGGGTTGGAATTGCTTCTTAATTATAGATGAGGTATTATCCCAGCTTAGCGATGTTAATAAGGCTAAACTATTTGACTGTATCCATAAACTATCTAATAACATGGGAGTTTATTCTTCCTTGACAGATACTAAGGTCTTAAGGTCTGAATTCTCTAGTAAAGTAAATGCGGCATTAACGGATAGAGACAGTCGTCTTGGAGATTTATTGACTGGAGCAGCTTCTGTAGGTATGAGTAAGACTTCGATTTTTGAAAAAATAAAATCAAATGATGTAATAAAAAATACTTACTTGAGTGATAAAGAACAAGTTTCTAAGTTTGTTCCAGCGATAAAGAAGCAAGTGAGTTTGACTGATAAAAACTTTGAGTATGTAATTCATGGTTGTAGATCCGGATTACTAGATACAAATAAACTAGTAGAGGCTTATCAGGGGGTTCCACATGTATACGTAAGAAAGGGAAGTGTAGTAACAAATAGAACAACTGTCTGCGTATTAGTGGATGAGTCTGGAAGTATGGATTGGGGTGAAAAGATTGGTATAGCGAGACAAGCTGCAGTCTTAATTAACGAAGCCCTAGGTAATCTCCCCGGAGTTGACCTTTATATTTATGGACATACAGCAGATGTAATTAGTAGAGGTGAGACTGTTATTAGAACCTATAAAGATAGAACTACATCGAAGCTTGATAAATATCTCTTAGGTAGTATTGGCAGACGACCTCTTAGAGAAAATAGAGATGGTACTGCAATTAGAGAAGTGACCAAGAAAGTTAGGGAATTTACAAGTTCTAAGTGTCTATTATTTATACTTAGTGATGGACAACCTGCTGCAATGGATTATGATGGTAGTAGTGCATTGAAAGATGTTAGAGAAGCTGTTGAAAATGCAGAGAGAGATAATTTCGAAGTTGTTCAAGTTACTATAGATTATATTTCTAAGTCAGCTTGTGAAAAAATGGGCTTTAAGAATTCTATTAACTTGGAGAATGACTTGAGTAATTTCCCAGAGAGATTAGCAAAAATAATAAAGACTGCCGTTTTGAAAGATAAGACGACGAAAATAAGTAATTAGAAAAAAAAGAAAGAGAGGGACGTAAAAATCCTTCTCTTTTTTATCACTTTTCTGTGTTTTTCTTTCTATTAGCTAGTTTATGAATACTGTAACCAACTCCAGCTCCTGCACTGACCGGAATAGCAGCTACTTTTGCTTTTCCTAAGACACCACCTTTGTTCCAGTTACTTCTCATCCAATTCATAGCTTCTGTATAATCTCTAGCTACCTTTCCTTTTCTCTGCAACTTCTTTAATCTATCTAATTCTCCCTTAGCTTGTACATATTCTTCACTCTCTAGTAGATTAGCTGCATTATTTCTTAGGTAGTCAGCATTATTTTTAGCAGCCTGACCTATAGCATTATCAGCATTCTTTTTAGCTTGCTTCTCAATTTTCTTAGCTCTTTTCTTAGAATCTTCAGCCTGATCTTCATACTCCTTTATAGTTTGTTCTAGAGGTTTCATAAATTCATCAGAGCCTCTAAATGTACTAAGATCTTTTACTGCGAATTTCCTCTTAAGTTTATTTTTCAAAGAACCAATAATACCATCCTCATCTTCTACCCTAGGACCACCGATAACGTCGTATGATTTTCTTTTTATTTTATTCAAGAATGTTTCATCATCTCTCTTGATACCTAGTAATGTGTCCAGTTGTTTAGATATACCTTTCTCTCTATCAACCTTCTCTACACCTGCCATAGTACCACCAATCCCAGCAGCAGCTCCTATTCCACCAACGATTCCGGGGACATAGTTTTCCTTTTCTTCTTTCTTTCTTTTACTGAAGTATTTTAACCTGATTACTTTCATTTTTCTTTATGATTTATAGTTCTCCGTATCCATCAAAGACATCTACTTGCGGTCTAGTTCCTCTAAGGTTTCCTATTAGGTGCCAAGTAAAAGTAGGTCCGTATTTTCTATAGAGCTTTGATCCCACTACAGGCTTAACCCAGAACTCAATATCTCTAGTATCATTAACTTCAACCTTACAACAACTAATCTCTTCATAATCTTTTAAACCTAGACCCTGACTCTGAATAAACTCTTTTTCATATTCATAGATTTCAGGGGTAATATACTTAACTGGGTTTTTGAATAGATTAGTTATAGCAATCTCGTCTACCTTAATGTTTCTATTGTTTACAGTATCATAATCCTCATCTACAAAAGGACAACCCTCTATAGCTTGAATTCTAGGTTTCGGATCATAAGGCATACTATAGAGTTTTCTCTTCAATATAAATCTTCCCATTAGAATATATTTTCTATCATGTGTTGAAATTGTTTCTGTGTTTGTTCTCTAGCGGATTGTGTAATAGTTCCTAGAGCTTTAACACTCTTCACAAAACCTCCCGTAACACCATTTTCCATATATTCACCATACTTACGTAAACAACTAAATACACTACCACAGACTGCATCAAATAAGTCTTTAGTACCTGGTAGATTCTTTTCACTACGTCCTGTATAGTCGAATTCTGTACAGCTTGAAGTTAATGGGTGGTCTAGCTTTATATGTTCATTATTTTTTCCATTAGTTACTACCCTTATTTCACTACACTCTCTAAGAAGAATATTATTATAAGGTAGTTCTATTCTCTCCGTGTTTACTATATTTTTAAAAGCAACACCGGCATCCATCGTTTTATCAATTGAAATAGCCTTATACTCAATTCCATCTCTCTCACAACTCTGGAAAATACCTGCACTAGAAAAGGAATCGGCACTTAGAGTAACATAGTATCCATTGCTTATCAGGTCTTTCAGGAATTGATAAAGGTGGTCTAAGGAAGTTGCTTGTCCTTTCTTTCTACTTACTACAAAACACAGAGGAACTTTAAACTTAGGGTATGTAGCTTTTCCACCGCTTGGATCTACCTGTTCTCCGTTATAGTAGCATAGAGAGACCCCTGTTTTATCTTTTACTAGGCCAATATCGAAATGTACAAATAGGTTAGTATGTTTAGGGACTCTATAAAGCATTGTTTCAACCTTAGAGTATATACTATCGGTCTTATCATAAAAGTCTACAATAATTTCCTCTGGTGCATAATTACGAATACTAGAACACTTAAGAAGATGACTAAGATCTCCACCAAAGAATAAAGAGTTACCACTATACGGAATTCCTGCCAGGTCTTGTAAACTTCGGATCGGATCAGATTGGAATCTAAGTCTAGTTTGTTTATCATCAGGGACGTGAATAACTCTATCTAGATCTATATTAGCTTTAATCAGGTCTTCTCCAGGTTCAATCATTCTAGGGAGTTGTTTACTATCACCTATAAAGAAGTCGAATGTTTTTCCCTTAGACTCCGTATATAGTTCAGGTCTTACTTCCCAATGGGCGGGTGATATTCTAAAGAGTTCATCGGCAGGTACTCTATCTTCGAATTCTTGTGTAGCTCCATGATCAGAATCCTTAGCAGAAGAATCGGCAATAACCATACCAAAGTGATGTCTCTTATCTTTAAAACGGGATTCATAACGTATAAGAACCTCTCCAATCTTAGATATAGCATCCCCCGGTTTCCAGAATCCAACCTCAGAGAGTACAGAAAATACAAGCTGCGTACCAATTACCGAACCTGTACTTTGTGGTCCTGATGCAATAAGTCGAATAGGAGGATTATTGTATAAGTTTTTGAAATAAGGACTAGATTCGAAGACGTCTTTATATGATCTAACAAAGTCTCTCTCGGCAGTATCAGCAGAAGCATGAAAGAAACCGAATGCTATTTTACTTGACTTTGCTAAACCGAGAGAAGCATATACATCACTACAACAATCTAGTCTGTGATACATATAAAGTCCAATCATCTTAGAGATAAATGATTTTCCACTACCGATACACCCTGTAAAAGATATGTAAGGTGTTTTTGTTGTTATCTGATTTGGAAATATCTCAGGGAATTTATCTAACCAATATTTAAAAATTCGACTACCACAACCTGTTTCCTGTCCTAAGAAGTAGTCATCAAATAAAAAAGTCTTGAAGTCAGTCGGAACATGATTCATTCCTAATAACCTACAAGTTACCATTATCTTCTCATCATTACTGAGTTTTTCATAAGCATCTCTAATTTCTATAGAAGATGTATCTATTGGTAACGTAGGGTCTTTATGATTTATAAAATTTTCCATAATTTTCGTTTTATATAAGGTAATCGTCTTATTAATGTATAGTAAACAAATTAATAAAACAATAACCAGTATGATTTTTGTATTTAAACAAGGTAATTTTGTATATATTACTAATGAAAGGCGAGATCTAGATTCAGAGAAGTATAGTGGGAATCTAGAACTATTATCAACATTAAACTGGACTAATGATGATCTTAAAGTCTTGTACGATTGTCTTAGACCTTATCAAGATTTATTATCAGCCGAAGAAGGAAAGTTTAAGTATTGTGAGGACGTATTACATATCATCAATTCACATCCAAGGTCTTCTAGTAAACAGTCTTTCGTATATAAGAGAGATGTTGAAGAAGCTATGAAAGAACTTAGGGAAGCTGTAGAAAACCTTAAGAAATTCGAGCTCTTAGATAATGATTTTACGATAAATTTTACTGTAGATGATATTCTAAGGAAGATTACCTATAAGTGTGATATATTCAACCTGATATCTTTGCTGATCGATGAGAAACATTACAGGATTATAGAAAGTTACCTAGATCTGAGAAAGAATGAGAGGGATCTTATCATAAACTTCTATAATAAAACCTCTAGACAAGAAAAAATAGAAGTCCTCAGAGATATTACTACTCTTGATGTTGATAGAATTCTCCCGTTTATTCCTAGATGGTATAAAACTAACTTGAGGCTTTTTGGTGTTGATTTTCAGCCTGGATTTGATAGATTTAAGTTTTCGGTTTGTCCAGAGTATAAAGATAGTGAGAGAATAGATGGAAATTCAGTTATCCTAGAAAATCAAGACTACTACATTAGGAGAGAGGTTTATAAAATATTCCACCTAGATGAAGTATGGAAGGGAAAGGATATAAAAGCAAAGTTTGGTGAGATCTATGAAAAACTAAAAACTCCGAAAAATAGTAGAGTTCATGATATTTTTAATTATTTTGAAACTGCTATAACAAGAAATGGATATAAACTACTTTCTAGAAAAATTATCTAAACCTCCGAAATTCTTATAAGTGATTAAAAATAAAAAAAAATATGGAAAGAGATTTAAAATTCTTAGAGGACTTACTTATGGCTTATAGTCCTAGTTCTTATGAGGTTAAAGCTACTGAAGTTTGGGACAAGAAAATGAAAGAACTTGCCCACATTGAACCAGCTTACTCAGACAAGATTGGTAATTCGGCCTATCGTCTGGGAAAAGAGGGTAAGGGTAAAACGAAGATCCTTATTTCAGCTCACATCGACGAAATTGCTATGATGGTCGGATTGATTGAGGATGACGGTATGATTGTTCTTCAAAATCTGGCGGGAGTTGATAAAAAAGTTCTCCCAGGGGCTCAACTTAGAGTAAGAAATGATAAAGGAGAGTGGATAAAGGGAATTGTACATAAAGCTCCTATTCATATTGACGGTAAAGGAAAGGAGGCGGATAGTGCTTGTAAGATAGAGCAGCTTCGTTTAGATATTGGTGCTGACTCTAAGGCTGATGTTGAGGATAGATTTTATGTTCACCCCGGATCTCTTGTTGTCTTCGAGCGTAATGTTATCTCTAAGTTTGGTGATAATAAGATTGTAGGTAACGCTCTAGATGACAAGATTGGAGTTTACGTAGTTGCTAAGGTTGCCGAAGAGTTGAATGGTAAGATTGATGAGGATAGTGATGTTGTTGTGTATTTTGCTGCTTGTACTCAGGAAGAAAGTGGATTACGAGGAGCAACTGTAGCAGCACATAACATTAACCCAGACATTAGTATAGACATTGACGTTACTTTTGCTACTAATGGCGGTTTGGTAAGTAAGGTTAAGTATGGTGATATTAAGCTCGGCTCTGGTCCTGTTATCGAGTATGGTCAGGATAAGAGTATGAGACTTTGTAATCTTCTTGTCCAGACTGCTAATAAAATTGACATAGAGTTCCAAAGAGGCGTTGCAAGATGTGGAGGAACAAATACAGACGCTATCCAGTTGAATTCGAAAGATTGTGAAACGTGCCTAGTATCTATTCCTAATCTAAGCATGCACACACAGAATGAAACATGTGATTGGAGAGATGTTAACGGTGCTATAGATCTTATTAGTCAGACTATACTACAACAACTTATCTGATAAAACCTGTAAGGGGACTAGTTTGAGAAAGGCTAGTCTCTTTATTTTTTTTCATCATTCCTTAAATATAGAGTGAGTAAAACACCATAAATAAACTTACTTTTAAAACACTATTCTAATAATTGAACAGATGATTATATTAAGAGATAAAAGATATTCTACTCTTAACCTAACAGGGGAGCTTAGAATGAATGAATTACCTAAAGGAAGACCTCTAAGATTTATTACAGAGGATAGTGAATCCAATGAAAACGAGGAGGAAGAAACTTTAGGAGAAAACGATAATACTTGTTTTTCATAAATTGTTTAAAATTGTTTGTTAATTGTTATTTTTCTAAGTAAGTCTAGTCTGTGATAGATTGGGCTTACTTTTTAAGTATTCTTTTTTCATAATATTTATTTAGGATATAGCCTTCTTAGTAGTCGTGAGATTATTAGGAAGGCAACTTTTTCTTATATATGGAGAAGATAAATTATTAAAACTATGTTAGAGATACTAGAAGGGAAATATGTCCTAGAAAAAAGTTTACTTGGTGGACTATTAATAGGTTTATGCAGTCTATTTGTCAATGAAGTAGATCAAGAAATTATCAGAAGTATTATTATTTCACTAGGGTTTTTATCTACAGTTGAATTAGGTTTACCTGTTTTTAATTGGATCAGCGGAGAGGCGAAGCTTATGACTACATTCATGGGTTATCCTTCTCCAGATGCTGTTATGTTTAGGCTATTAATTAACAAGATCCTGGTTGGTAATATTATCGGATTATGTTTAGCTACACTGGTGGGATATTTTCTTTTACCAGAACTACCACTATCGACAGCACTAGAAGATCCGAGGTGGGGAAAAATAATAATCTCATCAATTGTAACAGGCTTCCTAATAGACTTGAGCGTTTCAGGTTATAGGAAAGATAAAAACAGAAGATGGATTATAGTTTTCTCAAGTTTCCTTACAGTGACAGTAGGTTTAGATCACTTTATAATAGATTTCCCACAGATATTGATTTCTATTATTTTTAAAGGATCTTCAATATTAGTAGGTCTAGGGATTTTAGGGCTTACTATTCTAGGAAATTTTATTGGTACAAGAATTAGAACATTAATTATAAAGACTGATGACTAGATTAACAAACTATTTATGGATTGTGTGGATGGGAATATACTTAATTATGTTTCTAATGTACACGCTTATTCGATACTTAATTAAAAAATTTATAAGATGCTTGAAAAATTCATTAAAACGTGTATTCTAGTCTTAATCTCATTATTACCTAGTAGTGGTTTTAGTAGAGAGCTAGATGTTTATAAGTACTTTCAAACAAATATTTCACCATTGCCTATTACAGATTCAGTGAGAGTTGATGGTAGTAGTGAGAAGAAGTATATATGTTCTAATGGCGATCCTGAGTATTTTGTAGAGCAAATCGGAAGACATAAAATAACTAGGCTTATCTATCATACTATATCTGAGAAATTTGTAAAAGAGATTATTTCAGATTTTGTTCTAGTAGATAGTGTAGCAGAAAATAATGGATACTTTAAAAATTATTATCTAGGAGAACATTTATTACTAGTTGTTAAAAGAAGCAGAAGAAATAAACAGATCGAACTACAATTTAGCTTGAAGAATTAAAAAAAGAAAAGAGGGTTTATAATTTCCCTCTATTTTTTTTCTTATAATACAGAGTTCA